GTAAGAATAAAGTGTAATAATTGCAACGAAGTTTTTTCTATATCGAAATGGAACCTTCATCAGAGAACCAAAGCTAGTTCAACGACAGAAATATGTACGCTATGCAATCCAATTGGAAGTTCAAAAGATACTGCATTACAAGGATTCATCAGGGGCTATCTGAATGACAGAGGTATAGGGTTTGAAGAAGGGGAAAGAAAAATATTAGATGGGAAGGAAATTGACTTTTACATCGAGAGATTAAAAATCGGAATAGAGGTAAATGGTCTATATTGGCATTCTGATAAATTTAAGCATAATACCTATCATCTGGAAAAAACAGAGCTAGCCCTTAAAAAAGGAGTGACCCTAATACAGATCACAGAAGATGAAATTATAGAAACACCGGGTCTAGTGGAGTCAAGACTTTCGTCCATTTTAGGATTAAATGAGATAAAGGTATATGCAAGAAAATGCGACATTAGAGAAGTTGGTAAAATAGAATCTTCTAATTTCATTAAAGAAAACCACATTCAGGGTAACACTGGATCTGAAATTAGCCTAGGGTTATATCAAGAAAATCAATTAATGTCTATAATGACATTTGGCGGTCTTAGAAGAAGTCTGGGATCTAAATCTAAGGAGAGACATTGGGAATTAATTAGATTTTGCAGCAGAATTAATACGACCGTTATAGGAGGAGCATCTAAGTTACTAAATCACTTTATTGAAACTTACGATCCCTTATTAATTATATCTTATTGTGATCGAAGATGGTCTAATGGTGAATTTTACAAAAAACTAGGACTTGTATTAGAATCTAAAACTAGGCCAAACTATCATTATGTAAAAAATGGGCTAAGAGAGAACCGATATAAATATCGTAAAGATGTTTTAGTATCACAGGGATTTGATTTAAATAAGAGCGAGAGAGAGATTATGAACGAAAGGGGATTCTTAAGGATTTATGATTGTGGAACATATAGATTCCAATGGGAATCAAAAAAGGATCGGCTTTAAAACCAATCCTTTAATAAATAAAACTTTATTCTGTTTCTATTTCTCAACCAATCCCATAGCTATAGAAGTAGCAGATTGCTCTGATATCATCACCATTCTATTATCGTGTACATACACCTCGCAAGTTTCTGGTTCCATGTATGACAATTCTTTCTTGTAGATATTAGTTAAGCTCTCACCGTCTTCTAAAATTATTTCGGAAGCACCGATATTCAGTTTATAATTAAAAGAATCACCTACCGCATAAACATTGGTTTCTTTTACGTCAAAACATAGAATCTCCTCAGAGTTTGTTTCCAATCCACAAAGAGAAGTGATCGTGGTAAAATCTGATTGATAGATCTTGAATCTCATAAGAGAATTTTCCTTGCTATGTACTAGGTCTAAAATGCTATCTTCTACATATGAAAGGAGAGAAAGATCAGCACATTTTAGTCTAATGCTAAGAGATGCAGAAATCAATTTGATTTCAGTAGATACGCAAGACCCATCCATGGTATCAGTCTCGATTTCCATAAAGATCTCCTCTTCTGGTCGGAAGTGCTTGAAAGCATCAATCAATCGGGTAACATCGATAATTCCTATTTTTATTCGATCACACTTAATCTTCTTCCAGTCGATTTCTCCCTCTAATACATCATCGAATCTAACCGATGAATATTTCATTACTGATTTATCCGGTGTGTGAACTTTACAAAAAATTCCTTCCGGTCTTAATTCTAGGATAACGCTCTTCTCTACTGTTTTTAATCTTCTTAGTAGAGTAATTAGATTTCCTGTGCTCGTGATTCTAAGTCTCATATTTTATCTTTTCTAAGTTCTACTGCTGTTTCTTTTTTAAATTTCATCTTCTTGATCTATTTCATCAACTTTTTCTTCTTCCTCCTCAACTTGGAATATTTCTATCCCATTAATTTGGCTTTCTTCGAAAAGTCCGTTGGCTATTTTGGTCTGTTTTGTTTTTGATATTTTGCTGAGCTCCTTAACTACCTTATTGTATTTTTTCTCCTGCTCCTTTATGTCCTTTTTAAGCTGAGCTATTTTCTTCTTTATCTCCTTTATGTCTTCCTCTGTTTGCTTTATGTGTTCAACGCTGAGCTTAACAATTTCTATTTTTTGGAGCCTTGTAGCTATCCAGTTTTCGAACTGAGAAACGAAATCGACGATTTCGTTATTGCTTCTCTTCTTAGCTATCATAAAATTCAGGAACTTCAGTTTAGCCTCTAAGAAAGCCAGCTCTCTAGAAAAGTCTTGCTCGTCTCTTATTATTCTTCTTAATCTAACAAGCTCGAGGTGAACTTTAAAATGATCCAGATAATCCTTTACCGAAGGAAATTCCATCACATTTCCATCCTTTACAAAGATAACATCCTCCTTAACTATAATCTTAGTTAATTTAGAAACGGAGGCAACTACTTCTTCAAAAGTATCCGGATTCATTCCTCTGAAGGAAACTATTAGATCACATTTACTTTGGGATCTGTTCTCTATTCGATAATCATGTCCAGATCTGTCCAATCTATCATCTAGCTTATTAATGAAGCTATCGTATCTCATAACAGGTGGAAGATCGAAGATTCTTATCAATTTCTTGTTCTTGTCAACCTCAAATCCGCTTTCGATCAACCAAGAACTTTCTTCGTTCATCCATCTGGTTATTTTTCCAGAGAAATCTCTAAAGTAAGGCTTTAGTAATTTAGTGGATCCTTGCAAATACTCGGCAACGTCTTCCATTTTTCTAGGCAAGATGTTGCTTCTATATCCAACTGCTATTCCGACAACATGTGTCAATAAACCAACAGGAAACTCTACGTGGATCCAATCATGACCCCCTTCCTCATTTTTGATATTGAGGTCAGAATTTTTAGATATGATATCCTTAATTTTCTGGTTTATCTTTACTGAGGTATATCTGGGAGCGGATGGGTTTGGATTAACGGGAGATCCGAAGAATCCATCACCTTCTAAAACACCATAGGAACAACCAAAAGGCCTTGCCAATTTAGAGATTGCCCCAGCTAGAGATGAATTATGAGATATTATATTCGATTCTCCAATGGAAAAATTAGAATACCTTTCTACAGTTATATCATAAAAAGGCTTTGGTGAATCTAGGGTAATTTTTTTTATTGATTTAATCCGCATCCCTTATATTTTTGTTAAATTTTTCTATTTCTATTTTTAATTCATCAATTGTTATACTACATGATGACCATTTATTCCGGTTTTCTGAAAATGTTATTATATCGATGATGGCATTAAAAAATCACAAATTAGCTATATTCTGACCCTCAAGTAAATCGCCAGCTTTGATCCATTCAGACCCAACCAAAAAAGGATGGTTTTCGGTACATCTTATTATTTCACCCGATTCCAATTCTATTTCGATGTATTCGTTATTTATCTGGCCTATCCTAGGACTATGCGCATACCCTATAACCTCTTCACCCGATTCTGTGTCAAAGGATCTGACCAATAGATCTGCATCCGGGTTATTTTTATACCAATCTTTAATCCTTATGGATGTTCCATCCGCTAGGTTTATTAGAGTCTCACCATCAAGACAGTCCCCATGGTGGTAAAGACCAGTTTTAATTACCTCACCAACTAATCCTATAGTCTTATTGAATCTCGAGGGGGAATTCTCTAAAATCAGTCTCTGCACCGGAGTTAGACCATCGTAAAAATTAGGTATTCCTCTACTTTGTAAAACATAAAGGGCATATGTTCTATACTGACTGTTTATCTGGTCAGATATATTAAGATTACTCATTTTATTATTTAAGATTTTCTTAGGAATATAATAACCGATTCGAGAAATACACCAGAGGTGCTCTGTAAAAACGGATAAAATATCAGATTAAACCATATTGGCATTTCCCCTACTGGTCCAACGTATCCTGTAAACGTAAGAGTCCAGAATAAAAGAGCTCCGATCCAGAAACCGAAACACATTACGCAGGTTAGTAGTTTGTAGAAGAAAGGTGCTTTTACCGCTGTCCAGTTTCGAAAGCCTTCGAATATAGATCCATTAACTACAGTTGTAGTAATAGTGAATCCAAATAATAGCATTAAGATAATAAATTCCATCATTCAAATAGTTCTAGTGCTTTTAATTGTTCTTCAGTAAGATCTTTTGGTATCTTTATGTACGTTTTAACCAGGATATCTCCGTTTGCTATACCGTTAAATTCTGGGATACCCTTTCCTTGTAATCTGAACACCTTTTCTGAAGATGTTCCTGCAGGTATTTTTATTCTTAAGGTGGATCCTCTAAGATCGGGGATATCAACTGTTGTCCCAAGACAAGCATCCTTAAATGATAGGTGCTTATCATGTATTAAGTTTATACCATCCCTTCTGTAGACTGGGTGCACATATTCCTCCACGTTTATAATTAAATCGCCAGGATTTGCCGGGGATTTTGCCCAGTCTCCCTTCCCGATTACAAGATAGGAAACACCGCTTATAGATCCCTTCGGTATTGACGTTTCAAGTTCTTCCTCTTTTCTAACTATACCCGTACCCCTACAGATGTAGCAATTAACCTTAGAAGTAACTCCGCTACCTTTACAAGAATAGCAGTCCTCCTGCATAACTATCTCACCAAATGTGTGATGTACTGTTCGGTTAACCTTACCAATTCCACCGCAGGAAGAGCATGATGCAGTTTCACCGTTTTCCGCTCCTGTTCCTTTACATGGACTGCACTGTACGTTACGGTTTACCTTGATCCTCTTTACTGCACCCGTCATCATTTCCTCCAGGGTAACAGAAACATATGCACTGATATTTCTCCCCTTGTTTACCATAGTTTCTCTGGTATTCTGTCTTCCGGTAAAAAAACTAGAGAAGTCTCCGGTTTGGAATGGATTTGTGTTTTGCCAATTCCAATTCTGTCCAGAAAATGGATTATCGTAAGCTGACCTTTTATCCTGGTTGGACAGTGTTTCGTATGCCTCAGATATCTCCTGGAATTTTTCCTTTGCTTCTGGTGTATTTCCAGCTTTATCCGGGTGGTGCTGATGGGCTAATTTTCGATATGCTTTCTTTATCTCCTCTGGAGTTGCATTCTTCGATACGCCTAGTATTTTATAGTAATCTTTCTGCCCCATTCTTAAGCTTTAAATGTTGATCTGAATATATCCTGGATTCGAAGCAATCCCTCTGTCTTTTCTAGATTATCTCGATCTCTCCATTTTTCTTTTAATTGGTTAGCCAGCATGATTACTTCAGAGCAGATTTCATATTTCTCCAGCACCTCCCAGTATTTAAGGATTCTCTGGGTAAATCCCTCAATCTGATCCTCATTCTCAAATATAAATACGAGCTCAACTGGCTGGGTTCTTAAAGATCTAAGAAACATGTCCTGAACAGATCTTTCTATGTGCTTTCTTAGAATATCGTATTGAGGATGTCTAATTGGTTTTTCTTCTCTCTCCAATCCGAATTCATCGTCATTTTCCTCAAACATTCTTTCCGGATTCTAATTTTTTCTTCACGATATTATAGAAATCCACATCGAATAGATCAATAACATCTTTTACTAATGCTTCTACTTCTTCCTCTCCGTATTTCTCTACCAGATACTCATATTTAACGGATGCCTCGATAGAACGATCTACTCTATATTTAATTTGGGCATTCATATCCTGATTAGATATCTTCTGCTCAAACTCTTCGATCTCTTTAGAATTTTTTGACTTCATATAGCAGTTCTTTTTCCTTTATGTATTTAAGTAAAGCTAAATCTTTCATTTTAACTTCAAATTCTATATCAATCTCGAGTCCATAAGTTTCGGGTGATTCCCAAATCCAATCGGAATGAGCTACCTCTTTAGCAGATGAATCTTCGAATATTTTTCTAGAATCTGAATAGTGCGTTATTGGAACAATTCCCTCCGGCCAAGTGCTAACACATAATGCTAGAGCATCACGTTCGCTGAGAGAAGATGGGTTGCATTTGTTGTGTAGATAATCGAAAGTTACCGGGATACCAATTCTTTTATGAACCATCTCGTAGAGATCCTCTGCATGGAATTGAGATTTCTTGTCATCGACTTCTAAAACCAGTCTGGCTTTTACAGAATCCGGAAGCATTTCGTAATTACGGCAGAATCTGTCTGCTGCATCCTCCTTTGTTGGCTTTGTTGTGTTGATATGGATATTGATAGGGTACTTGTGACTTTTGTCTAGTCCCATGAGATCAAATATTTCCGCATGCTGAGAAAGTTCCTTTATCGCCTTCGTTACAACATCTGGTCGTTCTGAAGCCAGAACCCCGTATGGAGATGGATGAAATGTTATCCTCTGATCGTACATCATTGCAAAAAACCCGCATGCTTTTAAAACTGATGAGATAGCATCATAATCGGGTAAGTCCTTGATTTCATATTCGGAGCACCAAGGAAATATATCACTGGACATCCTATACATCTGGATTCCGTTGTCATAATTCCATTGCAAGATTTCTCTTAAATCTATTACATTCTTTAAAGCTAGCTCTGAAGCATACCCTATACCTTTCTCTAGAAATGTTTTCTTTACCATTCCTCTGTTAGTAGAGATCTTTCTATCAGAAAGGCTCATATTTATACAACAATATCCGTATCTTCCCATCTATTTAAAATTTTCCTAGTTTTTCCCCGCATGATTTACACTGATCCATTATTTCACCCTCTATGAGTTTACACCAACCACCAAAAATGCCTTCTGATTTCTGATAATAGAAAGGACACTCTTTTATAGTGTACCCATATTTTCCATCCTTAAGTTTCTTGAAATCTGATGTTGGCGTATAACAATAGAATCCCTCGGGGATTTGCTTTTTCTTCTTCCTTGGTATTCTATATTTTTTTGATTTCATACACTATAAAAATAACTAAATAATTCGGGTATAAAAAATTAAACCTCGGAGCTTAACCACTTCTTTCTTTCCATTGATGATTTACCGAAAGCCATTTCCAGATTTGTCTTAGCTTTAGGATCATCCTTGATGGAAATTATTCTCTTATTCTTCATGACATGATCCCAATCTTCCAGAGATAAAGAGCCCAACCCTTTTAGATATCTAATTGCTCCTCTTTCGCTCTTAGTTACCCCCTTCTTGAACTCCTCCATAGAATAGAAATATCTTTTAGTTCTGTCTCCGACAGTTACTAAAGGAGTTTCCAAAAAGCTAACTCTACCATCTTTGATCATCCACGGGAACCACATATAGAAAAGATTTATTAAGAGGGATGTAATGTGAGCACCGTCTGGATCCTGGTCAGTAGCTATCACTACCTTATCAAAAGGACAATTCAGTGACTGATCGGCAGGATCTAAATTTAAGATCTGCATTAATTCCAGGATCTCGCGATTATCGGAGAGATCGGATAAGCTTCTAGCATTTTTTATTTTCCCTTTAAGTGCATAGACTCCATCCTTCTTCGGGTCTCTCTTCTGTAAAATAGAACCCATCGCACTGAGTCCCTCAACTATAAATAGATTTTCTGCTCTCCCTGATGTAGGAGGAAAGTATTTGTTGGAGTGCTTTATTCGGATTGACTTCTTCTCTTTCCTTATTTTCTTTAAAGCTGTTTCCTTCTTACGATCATCGACCGATTTTTTAATCTTCTTGTATGTTTCACTGCGGAAAAATTTACTGAGAGATCCATCAAAGTTTCTTATAATAGTCGGTTCTACTTCCTCTCTTTTGGAAACAAATTTTGTCTTGTTCTGATCGCCGAATCTTACTATTCTCGGGGACATGTTTAATATAAGAAGGGTATCGTAGAAATGATGGCCCAAAGAATCCTCTAATTCCCCGTTTATTTTGTCGTATACGATCTTTTGGTGTATCCCTGTACATAAAGCACTATTGACAAAAGAAAATGAGCCAGAATCTTGTTTTTTCTCCCATATCAGTAATTCGCCTATCGGTGTCTTTGCTGACCAATCGGGTTTTAATTCCGAAGTTATTGTCTCCGGTTTACCGTCCCAGATAAACTCTATTTTAAGTCCGGATGTTTTTTCCTCCGTTTCTAGTACTCTCTTTCTTAGACAAAGATAACTTCTGATGGTTGAATAATCCCATTTAGAATTATCAAAAACGCTAGCATTCGGAACGAAGGTTACTCTTGTTCCTGTTTGCTTACTTTTCGTTTTATTTTTTATGGTGGGCTTGGATGATTTGAAATTATCCCATGTTTGAGTGTAAGTCTCCTTGCTGTTAGTTGTCTCTATCTCGAACATATATGATAGTGCATTCACCAAGCTTACTCCCATACCATTAGTACCAACTATTGATTCGTCTATATTATCGTTATCGAAGTTAGAACCGGCTCTTAACATAGATACTGCTGTTTCGATATTACTCATACCGCTCTTCTTGTTAATGACAGAACCGTTTGTAAACCCGTCTCCAGTATCAGTAATCGAGATTGAGTTCTCCTTAGATGAAACCTCGACAGTTATCTTTTTCATCGGGGATTGCATTCTTTTAGCCTCATCGACCGAGTTGGCAAAAACCTCGTCGAATAGCTTGTACATACCTATCGAATGTTCCTTGGTTACTGATTTTATAAATCCGTCACCTATGATGGGCAGTATCTCTTCACTTCTTTTAACTGACCCGACATACATAGTGGGTCTTTTAATGATGTGTTCAAAATCCGTTAGTACCTCGATTGTTTTGTTTACCTTATTGGAAGCCATATTATATTATTTCAGATTATAGCTTATTTTTAGATCATAAAAAAAGCTCCAATACTAATATTGGAGCTTTTGTGATATGTTTCATTTAGATCTTATTGAGCAGGAGTAAAAAACACCTCATCAACTTGTTTAGGCTCTATGTAGACAGTATAATATTCCATATCGGATTTACTAGCTTCAGCTTTTCTTTTCTTAGAGTCTGGAATTGCTATAATATAATCTTTACCTAATTTATTGACTACACCCTTGACGATAAATTCTGAATCGACGAATATATTTATAGCATCGGTGTATTCTTCCTCTTCTGGTCTATCCGCTCTTTCTACTCTACTTCCATAAAGAGCATATTTTCTTTTAGCCATTCTCTCTCTTTCTGCTTGGACGTCGTCTCTTACATACTGAGGAGCATTTTTCCCTTGAGTTGGGATTTCCGCAATAACTATTATTCTTTCAATATCACCCTTCTCTTGGTCTTCTAATAATCTAGTTAACGTTGAAACCAATTCTGGAGATTTAACCATCATGGCAGGCTTAGTATTATTGCTCTGCATGAAAACAGTTTCGTTATAAATCGGAATTCCTCCTTTTACGTCATTCTCCTTAACTAAAAAATTAGAGAAAGATTCGAATTCTAAAAGATGTATCATTTTATAATATTTTATTTATAGTATATATCTACTACACCTTCTTTAATTCTTGCGCTCTCTGCATTGCCTGAAGCTGCTTTATCTTTTTCATTTTCCCTTCAGCTCCTTTTTTATAGAAATCCATGTTCTTAAGAAGTCTAGTTTGCTCCTCCTTCATGATGTCCTTAAAGAATGGAGCATTAATTATGGCTCCGGTCTTTTCTAAAGATATTTCTGGGTTACCTATATAGTAAGCTGCAAGAGAATATTCATCAAGGAGTCTCCATTGCCATATTTCTGGCTCGATGAAAAGAATATCAGCGGTACCTTTAGTTTTTATGGCAATTTCACCATAAGCAAAAGAAACGAGGTGCCTTCCTTGATCTCTAAGCTTTCTCATTGTATGAAAAGCAGCTTCAAGTCTAGCGGGTCTATACTCCCATGCTCTAGAATACAATTCGATAATCTCCGAATCAGGTTTACCGATTCTTTCGCTGATTTTAGCTATCATATACATGGAGTAGTAAACTTCTTCCTCCCATCCCTTCATGTCAACTCTTTTCTGGTAGCACTCGATAGATTTCTCTAGTTTGTTAGCATCTCTATAACTCTGAGCTAGATAAAACATGTATCTTTCGTTGTCAGGTTCATTAACCAAAGCATCCTCTAGAATTTTAGCGTCGTTAGAGTATTTTTCTTCTAGACTTCCAGCTCTTTTTAAAGGGGAGATATCCGCCATCACATAACATCCCTTAATCGGAACCTGTGACACCTCGATCCTTTCCTCGTCCAAATATAAATATTCGTGAAGAACACCCTTATAAATCCAATTTTGGTCAGATTTAACTATTTGTGCTCTGTTATATTGGAGCTGGTTTAATTTATAAAGAAGCTGGTAGCAATCTGGATTAGTGTCCAATCCAGCAAAAGGATTTACGGACGGAACCTCGGTAAAGAATGTATCATCCGCATCGATAACCCATCTGTAATCACATTTATTTTTAGCTAGATTTAAACTTTCTGTTCGGTTCACTTCGAAGTTAACCCAAGGTTTTTCGTGAAGCTCTCCTGGAATACCAAGATCGTCCATCGTCTTTTGGATAACCTCTTTTGTTTTGTCGCTAGATCCGGTATCAACTATCACCCAATATTGAATATAAGGAGAAACTGCTCTTAAACATCTTTCCATTGTGTCCTCCTCGTCTTTTACGATCATAACAAGACATAGACTAATTGTTTGTTTACCTGGATTTGCAGATGGTGATTGTATAGCTACCGGAGAGATCACGCTTCTCATCTGAACCGGGCTTTTCTTTTTCATTTTGTTTTTAGACATTGCGGTTTGTTTATCTGTTTCTATTTATATGCTAAAAATTCAATTTTGCTCCTCTTTTTTTAGAAATATTTGTTTCGGTTATCTCTCCCATCTCGTCGAAAATAATATTTAGAACGTAATGGTCATTTAGATCCACCCTCATCCTCTTTTTATTCCTATCTGGAGTTCTTATCTGGATTTCATGATTAGAAAAATCAGATCCATCAAAAATCCACATTTTTAAATAGAAATAATTACTCTCGTAAATTTGATAGCTGATATTTTCACTTTTAAGACTTATCTTTACTGTGAAATAGTATTTCCCAGTAATCTTTAGCTCTATGAAGCAGTCAGTATCTGAGCTAGAATTTGAAATTAAGGATTTGCCAAAATTTATAGCATAGACCGAGTTTTTCTGATCTATTTTGTGACCTCTAACAATAGAATCTGAATTTCCGACTATTCCGCCAAAATCATCATATATGTTATCCGATTCCATGTAAAGGTTCAGAATATACGAGATCTCATTGGTTTCGAAATCCTTTACACTCCTAATCTCGACCTTTCCTGATTTCTTTAATGAATCCGAGATCGACTCGAAGATCTCCCTGAGAATAGCTCTTTTTCTATTCTCGTCGGTTCTTTTTCTATTTAGTAGATTCCTTATGGAATTTACAAAATCCCCACTTGTAGTACCCATTGATAAGATTTTTATGGGATTATTTCTTCTTCTTAAGTCCCAATTTTTCAACAACTTTAGAAAGTACCTTGTCCTTTCCGCCTTCTGCTTCTATTTTAAGAAGCTTTCTGCTTCTTTTATAGAAATCAACCAGAGGGAATGTTTTATCGTGATATTCCTTGAATCTATTATCTATTATTTCATCGCTGGAATCATCCTTTCTGTCCTCTTTCTTAGCTCTATCCTTTATTCTCTTTTTGGCAGTTTCCTCGTCGAGATCTAAAAATATAGCGTGATTTAATCCCAATCCCATTTTACCCAGGATTGAATCTAATTTTTTGGCTTGTTTAATTGTTCTAGGAAAGCCGTCAAATATAACACCCTCCGAGGCATCTATTTTCTTAATCTCTGCAACCAGCATCTTAACCATCATAGAATCTGGTATTAGATTACCGTCAGCTATTATTTTTTTAAGATCCTCGTCATCAGAATTTCTAATTAGATCACCAGTGGATATGTGATGAATTCCATAATCACTCTGTAGAACTTTTGCCAATGTTCCCTTCCCAGATCCGGGTGCCCCTAAAATGACGAGAACTTCCCCTTGGTTATCGGGAAGTTCTCTCTCATTTAAAAATTGTTCGAAATATTTTACTTTTTCCATTTAAAAATCTTTATGATCCGCAAGCAAGACAATCGTCTGGGTTATCCAAACTACAAGCTATATCAGACATCATGTTTTCTGCTGTCTTACTTAGTTCTTCACTTGTCATGCCAAGCATATCTATCTTCTCTTCGACATTTTCTTTTACCTGAACTGAATTTTTTTCCTCCGTAGTTTTCAAAGATTTCTTTGCCTTTTCCATATCTATACCCAAACCAGCAATTGCGTCAACCGCGGATTTAGTTCTTAGATAGTACATTCCAGTTTTTAATCCTAGCTCCCAAGAATGGAAATGTGCGGATGTTAACTTAGCTGCGTTAACATTCTCTATGAAAAGATTTAGAGATTGGGATTGACAAATAAACTTACCTCTACCTGCAGACATATCAATTAAATCTTTCTGCTTTATCTCCCATACAGTTTTGTATGTTTCTCTAACAGCTTCTGGAATTTGTGGTATGTTCTGAACTGATCCCTTATGTAGGATAATCAGATTTTTCATATCATCGCTCCATAATCCCAATGAGATAAGCTCTCTAACTAGATGTTTGTTTACCAAAACGAATTCTCCACTTAGAGTTCTTCTGGTATAAATGTTGGATGTAAATGGTTCAAATGCCTCATTGTTACCCATTATTTGTGCAGTGGAAGCTGTTGGCATTGGAGCTAAAAGCAAAGAGTTTCTTGCTCCGTGTTTCATTACGTCCTTTCTCAGTTTTGCCCAGTCCCATCTTCCCGATAGAGAAGAATCTTCAAACCCCCAAAGGTTAAACTGGAATTGGCCTTTAGAAAGAGGAGATCCCTCGAATGATTCGTATGGACCATCTACTTTCGCCAAATCTTTTGACGCTGTCATTGATGCGTAGTAGATTGTCTCAAATACTTCCTCGTTTATCTTCTTAGCCTCTAAACAAGTAAAAGGAATGCCCATAATAGCAAAAAGATCCGCTAGACCTTGTATACCGATACCGATTGGACGGTGTTTCATATTCGAATTCCTGGTTTCCGGAGTTGGATAATAATTAACATCAATAACCTTATTTAAATTGATAGCTGTTTGGTAAGCTACATCATATAGGGCTTTGTGATCAACCTCACATTTTCCTCTAGCTATTTTGGAAGTTCTGTTATCTGTAGATTTTAAGAATTTATTTACCGGGATAGATGCAAGGTTACAAACAGCTTGCTCGTCCTTAGAAGTATATTCTAATATCTCCGTACAAAGATTAGAACTTTTTATTGTACCAAGATTTTGCTGATTTGATTTTTTATTAGCAGCATCCTTATAAAGCATGTATGGAGTTCCTGTTTCGATTTGGGAATCGATGATTTTTGTCCATAAATCTCTGGCTTTTATTGTCTTTCTAGCCTTTCCTGCAAGTTCAGCTTCAATATAAGCTTTCTCGAAATCCTCTCCGTACAATTCCCAAAGTCCAGGAACATCGGAAGGAGAGAATAGTGACCATTCTCCGCTCTCTTTAACTCTCTTCATAAATAAGTCAGGAGTCCATAAAGCCAAAAATAAATCTCTTGCTCTAAGTTCTTCTTTTCCTGTATTCTTTCTAAGATCTAGGAAATACTCGATGTCAGCATGCCATGGTTCTACGTAAATAGCAAAAGATCCTTTTCTTTTACCTCCTCCTTGATCTACATATCTTGCAGTTTCGTTGAAAACTTTTAGCATAGGAACAATTCCATTGGAAGTTCCGTTTGTTCCTTTAATGTAAGATCCTGTGCTTCTAACATTATGGATTGCAAGTCCGATTCCTCCAGCGTTCTGTGAAATGACAGCAACATCGGATAATGTCTTATAGATACCAGGAATAGAATCATCTGACATCATTAAAAGAAAACAAGATGATAATTGTGGTTTTTTGGTTCCTGCATTAAATAGAGTTGGTGTTGCATGGGTCATAAGGTGATTGGAAAGCAACTCGTATGTTTTAATCACATTCTTTAGATCCTCACCCCAAATCCCAACTGCCACTCTCATATACATGTGCTGCGGAGTTTCCGTTGTTTCACCATAGGTCTTTAGAAGATAGCTCTTCTCTAAAGTTTTAAATCCAAAATATTCGAAATTGAAATCTCTCTCATGGATAATAGCACCATCGAGTTTTTGCTTGCTCTTCATAACGACATTGTAAGTCTGCTCGTTAATAAGACCCGCTGGCATATTTGTTTCTGGATCTATATAATTATAAAGATCCTCAATTGTTTCTGAGAACTTTTTCTTAGTTGTCTTATGCAGTCTTGAAACTGCTATCCTTGAAGCTAATATTGAATAATCAGGGTGATTAGGAATAAGCGATGCCGCAGTTTCTGCTGCAAGATTATCCAATTCCTGTGTAGAAATCCCATCGTAAATTCCGGCAATAACCTTCTGTGCAATCTCTAAAGAATCAACATGATCTGGGTTTAGACCATAAGTCATCTTTTTAATTCTATTGGAAACTTTCTCGAACCTAACTGGCTCTTTAGAGCCATCTCTTTTTATTACAAACATTTAATTTAGATTATTATTTTTAAAATTCAGCATCGAAATCAAAAGCATCCTCTGCCTTGTTCATTACACCAGCTTTTTGATATTCGCCAACTCTTTTCTCGAAGAAGTTTGTTTTGCCCTGAAGAGAAATGTTCATCATAAAGTCAAATGGATTTTCTGAGTTGTACATTTTAGAGCATCCTAGATCAACAAGAAGTCTATCAGCAACAAACTCGAGATATTGTTTCATTAATTCTGAATTCATTCCGATCAATCTAACAGGCAAAGATTCAGTAATAAACTCTTTCTCTATTTCAAGAGCACTTATTATGATTTCTCTAATTCTAGCCTCACTAACTTTGTTTACCAAGTGGTTGTTATGAAGCATAACGGCAAAGTCACAGTGCATACCCTCATCTCTAGAAATTAGCTCGTTAGAGAATGAAAGACCTGGCATAAGACCTCTCTTTTTAAGCCAGAAAATAGAACAGAAGGATCCGCTGAAAAAGATCCCTTCTACTGCAGCAAAAGCTACCAATCTTTCTTGGAAATTTGGTGAATCTACCCATCTAAGAGCCCATTCAGCTTTTTTCTTCACCGCGGGAATAGTTTCGATTGCGTTGAAGAGCCTGTTTTTCTCATCTGGGTCGTTGATGTATGTGTCGATGAGTAATGAATATGTTTCCGAATGAATATTTTCCATCATGATTTGGAATCCATAGAAAAACTTAGCCTCTGTATACTGAACCTCGGAAACAAAATTCTCGGCTAGGTTTTCATTTACAATACCGTCAGAAGCAGCAAAGAAAGCTAAAACATTTTTGACAAAGTATCTCTCGTCATCCGTTAACTTATTTCTCCAATCATTCAAATCCTGAGCTAAATCTATCTCTTCTGCAGTCCAGATGCAAGCCTGTTGTTTCTTATACATTTCCCAAATATCATGATGCTCGATTGGGAATAAAACGAAACGATTTTTATTTTCCTGTAAAATAGGCTCAGGTAAAGAATATAATTCCTCCATAGTTAACTTTTTGTTTTTTTTTGATTAATAATTGTTTTCTTGTCTTCGGATGTTCTCCTTGTTCTTGCTTAAATAATAATTGTAAAGCTCCTCAGCGGTCATGCCAACGGAAACCATCATATTGAATATGAAATGTTGAATATCTACTAACTCCATCTTTAATTCCTTTACGTCCTCCTCAGATAGATCAGATATTTTCATTTCATAAGCTTTCTTATGGTTACTCTTCCATGGTTTCCATACTGCATTGCCTATGGATGTCTCCCCATTATTAGATACTCCACCTAAGGCATCGTATGCCTCCGATATTTCGTCTTCGATAGCTCTGGTGTTCCAAAGCCAGAAGTCCTTAATTTCACCGAGGGTAAGGTTATCAAACTTGTAACCATAAACCCCCTCTTGGGTGTTTTTCTGAAGGGTCATCAATTTCTCCAGGTGGTGTGTGGACATTACGTAGTCATTCTCAACGAGAAGATCTTTGCATTGGTTGTCTGTATTTGCCATAATTGTGATTTTTGACTAGGTTTGTGTCTAGGCCAAATCCCACCGGGTTTTTTATATATCAAAAGACCCTTGAGATCGGAGGCCTTTGGACGTTAATTTTTTTCTTTTTCTAATAACTTTTCTAGCTTGTCAATTTCGATCTGAAGCTCTAGCATTCGATCCTTTGTTTTTCTCCTTCTAGAATAGAGATCCTTAATGATCGTTCTTAATATAGGACTCTCATCTTCACCTCCAAAATATGCTCCTGATGCTGTTTTAGACCATGTTTCTTTTGGATTGGATGGATTTTTTCCTTTATAAACCTCCGGGGATATTCCCCACTGTACCATGGTGTTTGGGTATAGAGAGGCAAAGTCATAGCAAGCTATCCATTCATGTAATCCTTTGGTTGGATCCTTTACGTAACCTCCAGCAAATTTAACGTGGACCTCTTCTTTCCTTTCTTCAGTAAAAACTTGTTTTCTTTCTAGAAATTTTCTGAGCATCATAATTTCTGTAGACCATACGGGAGAAAGTGATCTGTTTATTTCAACACCAGCGATCATAGCAATCTTGAAAAACGTTTGCATGGTTTTAAGCTTGGTGTCTATGTAGTGTACCAGAGCGCAGTCAACCGCGTTATAGAAAATGAAGTCTTCGAAATTGGATTGGTATAGGTCTCTAAGTGTTCCGTTGTATTCTATCTTTTTGAATCCAACAGCCTTATCAGCAACATAATCCAATCTATTGCTTTCCTTGATCTTAATAACTCTGTCCCATTTTTTATAGATCTCGAGGTAATCGACCATAAGTAAGTGCATAGGTAGTTGTGCCTTTCCCATTAGGTAGTTACCTGGAGAAATCATTTTGGGATCAACACCTATTCGCTTAGCTCTATTTAGCAAATAAGGCCAGTCATATCCCATCCAGTTCCAACCTGTAATTACAGGCATACGAGGGCCAAGTTCTCTGAAGAATGTATAAAGCATGTCATATTCTGAAGGAAACTGCTTGTATTTGAATGACCATTCATCTCCAGTTCTTTCGAAATATGAATTTATCTTTTTATAGATGCTGGCTTGTTGTTCAGGTGTTAGTGGATCCAGACCCAGAATAATTATCTTGTTCTTGTCCGTAGCAATCCCGATAGATAGAATTCTATTTCTGGCGTTTTCTGTGTCAAGAGCAGCCGCCATGTCTTCCGTTATCTCAACCTCAATATCGACGAAGTATTTACGTGGAGTTTGGTATTCCCATAGTGGTTTGGTTAATTCTTCAGGTGAATCGATAAGTATTTGGGCCATTCTGTACTTATCGTATCTCTCAGTCTTGAGCTTCTTGACAGGCTCTCCCAACCAATTAGTCCACTCTTTGTCCCTTTTGGGATCATTTGGACCACACTTCTCCCAAACAAACCTATCCTCCTCCTTAATCGGAACCTCCAAGAAAGCTAATTCACCCTCCTCGCTGAAATGAGATACCTTCAGATAACTCCCCTTATTTTCTATGTCTATAATCATTAAATGAGATTTTTTCTATTTGTTCTATCCAACTAACTTTCTTATGTTCCGGGGGAATATATACTATTAGATGAAAAATTTAAAAAATTTCGGACATTTCATATTTGAGTGGATAGATTCACCAGGAAGTGTTGATGTTCCAGGGCAAGCCAGTGAAGTAAAGGTAAATTCGAGAAACTACACTCCAGCAAATCCTCAGATGCCTGAAGTTATTGATGCAATGTACGAAGCAGCAGAGGTGCACATGTTCCTGGATAAGGAAGGCAAATCTGAAGCCTTTAATAAGTTTCTAAGCGAAAAGAAAAGAACCGGGTCGGAAGTAACCGATTACATCAAAGGATCTTTTAGAGAAAAGGCAAATCCTAAGAAGTAATATCCTCAAGATATTTTATAAGCTTCTTATCGGTAGGAGAAATGTCTCTCCTCCCATTTATAAATATTTCCCAAGAATCCTTGCCGTATCTACCTATCCCGGGGAGTTCAGTCACATCAGAAAATCCGTATGCCCACTTCTGACTAAGAGACTTTATCCTTGCTGCTTTAACGTTCTGGAATCCGGTTGTTTTTATGATCTCTGCTAAGACTTTGGCGTCCACACCAGATGCAGATATGGGATCAGGAATAAGTTCAAATACGGAGCTTAAAATCGGTCTAACCTGCTTATTGTTTGTTTGGTTTAGTAATATACAACAGACCATCATTTTCCAAGGATTGTTAACATAATCCTCTTGTATAAGAATCTCTCTAGATTGAATTATATCCATCCTCTATAGAATTAAAGTGATTTATCCAATATCTTTCTCTTTCAAATATAAACGATTCCTTCTCCTTTCTTGAGATATTTTCCTCTAAATCTATAATCTCCTGAACCTCAAAGATCCAATCGGTTAGTTTGCTGTTGGAAATTTCGGAGTGGAATTTATTGCCCTTATTATTAAAGAAGTGTTGGTACCATCTAAGCGTAAAAGCCTGTGTGGTTTTCCCTATGTAGCATTTCCCAGTTATTTTGTTTGTTATCTTATAAACAACGGGGGAATGAATACCATCAAGATTATTCTTATCCGACCATTCCATTCTTCTCTCATCCACGTGGGAGTCCTTGCATTTGTCGGTGCAATAATCCCATCCTTTGTAGAATTGATTCTCGTCATTGTATTTGTCTATAACATAAAAAGAATCCCCGCAGTAAACACAATCTCTTTTTTCAAAAAGCTTATATCTATGGCTTCCTTCCTTTATCTCCTCTACGGAAAGTAGAAACTCGTTAGATTCAAGATCTTTAGAAAGAACCCTCAGTGGGAATTTTTTACCATACATCTCATCTATAATGGATTTTGCCGAATTCTTATCTTCTGCACTCACCATCCCACTGTAAATAGGCGGGAATGTCCAATTCTGTGGTCTACCGTAAAAAGCTACGTAATCCTTATCAACACTTCCGCTTTTACCCTTTATTTGAAAATAGAAATCCTTCATAATTTAATCATATCATTAAAAATTAAAAAATTCCAGATTTAGATAAATTATAGGATTGATATTTTTTTTGATCCAACCTTGCTTTTTTCTGGAATTCTTACCTCCAGAACACCATTCTTCATTTCAGCTAAAGCTCCTTCAGGATCGAACGATTCTGATACCAAATATGTGCTCTTACCTTCCAGTGACCAATTTCCAGATCTCTTGATCTCAAGAATAAGCTTATCGTTTTCAAAAGATACCGAGATGTCTTCCTTGGATAAACCCGGTAGAGGAAATTCTATTTTAAGGTTTCCGTCTATTACGTCTGTTTTGTATGAGTTCTTAGATATTCCTGATTTTAGGGATACGATGCTATCTAAAATGGAATCGTTTAATGTAGATGATAAAATTGTTGGGAACATGCTTCTAAATTCTTTTGTGCTCATGATTTTTTTTTATTTTTTTATTCATCTTAGTACAAAAACAGTTCCACACAAAAAAAGAAGACTAAATGTCTTCTTTCCCCGTATTTTTTATAAATTGGATCGTCAAAATGACACCCGGATTTACTTTTTTCTATTTTTTATAAAATCCATATAAGAAATAAGATTTTTACCTTTTTTACCTTTCTTAAGTGCAGCTGCTGTTCCTGCAGTTAGAGTGGTAAATTTATCGCCACTTCCTGTTTTGCTTGAATCATAAAAACCAGCATTGGTTCCGTCATTAGAAGGAGGTGTCGGGTTACCCATTCCTGGGACATTGCCTAAAGTTGCAAGACCTGGAGCTGGAGCAGATGCAGCGGTAGGAGCTGGAGCAGCGCCCATATCTTCCATGATCTTCTCCTCGTTGCATCCCATTTCTTTTAGGTATTCCTTAAGCTGCCATTTTTCAACACAGTAGTTTTTCTCATCTAACCATTTTCCCATGCACTCGGTCACGCAAGACTCATTGCATTCATTTAGTGCTTCTGAAATTTCTGGTTTCTCATCTTCCATGCAAACCAAGCATCTTCCTTTCGTGGTATCTCCTGTTGGATAAAACATAAATTTAGTCTAATATTTGTTTGATATTATGGGAGAAGATCCTAACTATGTTACCTTCCTCATTTTTTGTTATATAACCTATAATATCATTGTATATATCGTAGATAGGACCTTGAACTAAAAGTTTTCTATTTAGACTATCTAAGATCCACTTATTGTCTATCTGGCTAGCCTCTTTCTTTCCTCTTCCAGAATTTAATGGTGCAGTAACGCTATATCCTCCGCAATCACACATATCTATTATCTATAATCTCCCCTATCCTCTTTTCTCTTAAGATACTGCCAGAGATAGTTCAAACCTTTTTTGTAATCTGCTATGCTTTTAAATGGATCGACGAATTTCTTGATATCGTTTCCACTTCCCTCCGGTGTTTCTTTAGATCTTATAGGGTTATATCTTCTAACTGTTCCGGTCGGGTGTATTGTATAAAAAACATCGTCGTGTCCTTTCTCTTTCTGCTTGTTCTCGGTTCTAATAAACTTCATAGTGTTATTTAGTTCCTGCTGATGAGATGTTTCCTCTTCGAATCCTAGGTCTATGATTCTTTTATATTCTCTGGATTTTCTTATTCTATCCAAGTTAATTGATCTACGAGAATCTAATTTATACTCGTCAGCCGGATCATATTCCTCGAAGTTTACAACGTGTTTCACTGTCTATATATCCTAATTTTGTTATTAAAGCTTATGGATAATGAACTGTGTATTCAAATCTCCTCTAATATACTCACCTGATAGAGCCGTGGTGGTACTTAATGTTCTAATTTTAACGTCTATCGTAGAGGCCGCATCGTATATCATATCAAAAGTGGCATCACTGGTATTAGAGCTACCTGAAGTTGGCTGCGTCTGTTCAACAGTTGGACCTATTTGATTGTTTGAGCTGTCAAACAAAGAAAACTGTATTAGATAATTAGCAGCTGCGCTCCAAGCAAGTCTTGCTGTTATTCTATAGGTTCCTGCAGTCAATGTAGCCAATCCTGTTGATGTGTTGTATGATATGTTATTAGAATAGACTTGATTGTTGAAAATAATATCCCTATTTGCCCAGCTACCTGATACTATTGTTTGATTCGTGTTTCTTGTTACATAAAGCCAAGCATTTGGAGAAAGGTTCGTGGCAACTCCAGCGGTTTGTGTTGTCAGATCAATATAAGCACCCCTGGCAGAACCTCCCGATTCGAAGAAGCGAAGTCTATTTTGATAGACGTCAATAGTAACCCCGGTATTTATAGATGTATTAGTAACTGCTTTATTTAGAAAAATCTCTCCACCTTCATTCCCAGATTGGGAAAGAAGCTTAAGAGATACACCATCGTAAATTAATGTAGATTCTACGGTAGCATTCGGGGAAGTACCATTTAAAGTGATTAAGCCATTATCAGTTGTCCCAGATAGAGTTAATAAACCAGAGCTTCCGCTAGATCCGGATAAACCAGAAGATCCACTAGATCCATTTGTTCCTGAAGATCCACTAGATCCGGTTGTACCAGAAGAGCTGCTTTCTATGACGTCATAATCCCACGAATACCCATTCCAAACATATAGATTCTGACCATCGAGGAAAGCCTGTCCTATTCTGGGAGATTTCGGAAACTTAGCCATCTATCCTATTTCTAAGATTATTTTATATTTATCCAGTCTCGATAATCCTTAAGATTCTGAAGATTACCCTTACCCTTCTTCTTTTGTTTAGTATCTGGGTCTAGAAAAGGAACTATTTTTCCTGGACCATGTGGATTGAATTTGGGCATGGTATCAGAAGGTATAGGCTCCAATGATATATTAATTTCAGACTCGTCAACATAGTGAGGAAGTCCTTTTTGTCTAGTTTCAGCGTATTTTTTGAGATCCTTCACTGTCATTCTTTTAGCCAGATTTAAAATATCTGATCTATATCTTGGATTTAAATCTTCCGGCTCCATTGCACCTATCTTTATAGCGTAGGCCTGACCCATTAATCTTTGCTGTGCTGTACTTCTTGCTGGCATCTTATTACTATTTTATTCTATATATCAAAAAAAAGGACCTACTTTAAATATAGGTCCTTTTGTTTTTTATCCCATTCTCTCTGGGTAATTGGTTTTGAAGCCAGATCCCAATTGGTATCTGGATTTATAATCTTCTTCTTCCCCTTCTGCCAGTCTGCAAATGTCCAAATAAATCTATTGTACCCTTTACCTACAGTTTTGAATCCGGTATCACCGGGCTGTATGGCAATTGGGGATTGAGGTGGAGCATAGAAACTGGTTTCAGCGGATTTAGAGGAGTTGTTCTTCATATTTGTCTTTATCGTATATAACGGCTTCGATTTTGGTTTTTGTAACCTGGAAAGATTCGTAGCCCCCGATGGTACCGTCCATATACTCTGCAACTTTCTTTTCTACTTCGATGACAGAGTCACCAGCAACTAGAAATTCTGCTTTTTTGTAAACTGGATCCCCGTTCTTTTTTACCTCTCCAGATTCGAATTTAGTTTTAACTACCCAATAGCTCATTTCTTAAATTTTTTAGCGATTAAGATTTATATTTTACCTCTTGGATTTCAACTCTTAATTCTTGAGCTAAATTCTTTAATTCTTGCATAGCCTTTCTAACTCTAGTTCCAGCTGTAGCATTTCCTTTAGCTTCAAATTTTTCAACGTCTCCTTGTGTTTGCTCAATTAGAGCCTTAATCTGTTCGAATTTTTCCATTTTTCTATTTTTTTAAGTTTGTAATTATACCTATTTATTATGAAAAGTTTCTTATCTGCTAATAATTATGGTCATTTTAGACGATCCCTCCTGAACTGCCCAGTTAGATCCAAGTTCAGAAAGAGAAATTGATTTCATTTGCTCCATATAAGTTCCCTTGCCGTCATAAACAAGATTGTCTTGTATCTCGTCGTAGATTCGGATAACTTTTGGATTTATCTGAAGATAGTCATTCATGCACTTATATACATATTTCATTAGTCTAGATAACTCCCCTGATTCCATCTTGAACTTCTGTGAATTCATTTTTGGAATATCCTCTTTATCTGCTGCTATATCCTCTATTATTTCAGAAGACATTTCATTTATACTTAAGACACAGTAGGAGTTTTTAGGTCCTTCTATAACTTCACGATCTGAGTATTTACCTACTATCAAATGATATCCGTTCGTTTCGCCATTTTCTTTATCTATATTAAAAAAGTAGTGGCAGATGTCGGATTCCTTCTTCATTAAAAAAGGAGATGTTCCAAATCCATCGCTCTCGTTCACGGGTGAAAAGTCGCTGAATTTTTTTATAAATCTATTCATTATTGTTTATTTATTTTTCTCTTCCAAATTATTGGTCATCTCGATGCTCTCATTAACTCCTCTTCCTTTTTTAGATGAAACCATCTGTTGATAAAAGGATGAGATCGAATGAGGGACTGATTTCTTAAAAGAAAGAAAATCCTCGCTATCTAGATATTTTCTTATCTCAGTTCCACTATTTTTTCTAGGAGTTTCTACCAATTCGATAGATTCCGGGAAATCCCCTTCAAGCTTTTTCAAAAAGTCAAATTGCTTTCTGTAATCCTCTGACTTATCTTCACCGCTTCCAACTGATACTGGGAGATACCCTAATTCTTTTGCTTTGCTACAAATAGGACCGAGCAATCCTCTATTAACAACGAAATATCCCTGTATCTTCTGAGGAGATTCTTTAACAAGATTTTCCATGTATTTAGAAACTAGATCTGAAGCAAAGGGAGAATTGCCAGATTTATTGTGTCCTGGATGAACTACTGCTACTATCGAAGGTAACCCGTTTTTATCCATCAGAACATCTACCATCTTCATATGTCCATTGTGGAAAGGCTGGAATCTACCAACTATGAGATTTACTTTTTGTAATTCCCCTTTCTTATTGGTTGGTGTTGTCTTTACTGATTCGTCATCTATTGGTTTAGTACCAACCTTAGGTTTATCCTGTGAATCTATAGTCTCGAGAGCAGTTATGAAATCATTATAAGAGTAGAAATGATCCTCGAAATTCTCATCCGCTTCCTCACCTTCCAGAGTTAGATAATCTATTTTCTCAGCAGGTATATTCTTTCTTTTAAAATCTAAGAAAGAAGGTATCTCCGATTCGTTTGTTTTTGCTGGTTTTTTCTTTTTAACTGCCTCCTCTATATCAGATACGAGCATATTAAACTGATCTATCATACCTGGTGTTATTACACCGCCAGATCTCTTTTTAATCTTCCTAAAGGAATTTAGTATAAGTTTAAATAAAGACTCGTACGAGTCATCTTCCTCGATCCATTTGATAACCCTAGGATCTCTGATCATATCTCTATTTAGTCTAAATTCGTCTTTTTTCAGATATTCTGGCTCTTCGAAATCAGATCCCTTATATTTATATCCATATTCTTCAAGGAATTTAGAAAACACATCGGAGATGAAAGAAATATATCTCTCGTCCTCATTATCTCCAGATACTCTAAAATTCTCAACGCCCTGATCCAGGATGAAATTCATAACATCCATGATGGTTATCCCTAGAAAATCGCTAGGTTTCTGTTCAGATCTCTTTCCTGCCTTAGCTTTAGCCATTTCAGTAAAGACTGGATCTACCATTTTTGAAAGAAATACTTCTCCCCCACTATCGGGATTCTGACTGAATCTAAATACTATACCTTCTATAGGCTTATCTAAATCGTCGTTTAAAGCACTTTTTTCTATCTCTGGATTAAGAACACTAAGAATAAATCTAACGAAGCTCTTAGTCTTATATTCATTTACAAGATCACCAAAAGGAGTTCTAAGAAAATCTAATATTCTATCCTTTTGTTCATTAGATAGAACACCCTGAAAAATTATAGTAGGTCTTTCTACACCTATCAAATCTGCCCATGAATCAAGTTTTTCCTTGTCTGTTATCTGCTCAGAATCAGATTCTCCCTTAGGCTTTACGTATGAAAGTATTAGGTTATTTTTAGGAACCCTATCATAGGCTATTTCCACCGGATTAGAATTTGAAAAATATTCAAGACCAAATCTCCATCCTCTAGGAATTTCTTTGATGACATGAGCAGGTAATGACTCTATGTATAATATTGGTTTTTCGTAATATTTCATTAGAGTCCTATCCACCATGGTGATAGGGTTTCTCTGATCTCTCTTGTAAAATATAAATTTACCAGTCTCTACGTCTCTTTCGAACACCAATGCAGACCCGTCCATTTTTTCATTTACGGTCACATAAGAATTAAAGAGTTTCTCAACAAAATCCTTCCCCTTCTTATTATAAATGTCGTATAGATGACTTATTCCTGACATACCTTATTACTTTTTAGTGATTTATATTATACCTATTAAATTGTATTTATTTCGGATGGGATTTCTAAACCTGTCCTTTTTAGATATTCTACAAATTTATCTTTGATCTCTTCTAGATTTCCGTGCAATTCAAATTCGGGATCTGTGATAATAGAAAAAACATGTTCAAATGTTTTAACCTCCTCTGGATTATACCCAGGACCAAGAGTAAAGTCTATGAATTCCTGAGGATCTCTAGTTACGAATCTCTCGCTCCCTTCTATCTTTTTTGGATTCTTTAGTCTATCCTTAATCTTCCCAGCATATGATTTTGTGTGCCAGAATAGTCCATCACTTAACATTAGCACAGGTGAATCATAATCCAGTATCTGCCCACTAGGATCAACCTTAAGTATCATTCTTCGTGATGCTAGAATAGCAGCTAACAACCAATTTCTATGAGCGGATTTATATTTACTTTCCGCTATTTTATAGTTTGGAGAGTAGTATATGAACTTAGCCCAGTCCATGCTGGAAACAGGTATAAGATCGAGCTGAACTATTCCTTTATTGAAATCACCTTCGATCGGCCAGCCTAAGCTAACGATATTGAGTCCTTTCATATAGTTTATCTCGGGATCGAATCCTAATTTTTCAGGAAGCTCACTGGATATTAATTTATAGATTTCAGAGGAAGATTCTTTAGGGGTAACTCCATGTTCTCTTGAAAACCAGCTACTATCGTACCCTAGATCAAGATCACCTGATGTATCCTCTGGATTTTTCTTTTTACCTATACTTCCGATAACGAGATATTGAGATCCTTCCTTAGTTGGATCAATACCGAGGATAGGAAAAAGAATTGATTTTATACTATCCAGTGTTTTTGGGAACTCGTCTTCCCTAATACTCCTGGATGTTTTTATAGCAGCTCCGCCTTCGAAAATCCTGGAAAATTTTACAAAATCCATCAGATTATCTGGCATACTTGGAAGTTTTTTTGTAATATCTTTCCATTACACCATTAATGTAATCGGTGTAAATCTCTTCATCCCTATTTTTGGGCTTAATCGGGTCATAATCGGGTCCAAAAAACTTCTTCCCCTTCAAAACTCCAGATTTATAAAACTTCTCAGCATCCGCCTCGGTGGTATCAGATTTAATATGCTCGGATTCCCACTTATCTATTATTTCCTTCTTCTTACTACTAAGATCCTCTTTTGAATATTTGGAAACCGAGTCCTTGTTATCTCCTTTAGAAAAGAAATCTGCTACGGCAGCTCCTGCACCAGCAATAAGTCTAAAAGCAGCAGGGATTACTGCAGTTGCTCTTTTAGCAGTGATGTATGGATCTTGTCGTGGATCTGAGTATCTTGAATAGAAATTAGTGTCATCTGTTTCTGATTTAATTCTATCGCTCACCCCTCTTAGCCATTTGCTGAACTTATTTTTTCCTTCATAGTGTGAAGAATCCTCATTTAAACTCTCGGATACAAAAGAATCGAATTTCTTAATTCTCATCATAAAAAACTTTTTATGTATATATCTCTAGCTAAATTAGAGTTTCACATTAAAAATCTTGTATTCAAATAATTCCTTCTTATAGATCTCGATCCTCTCCCTACTGTGCTTTAGAAGATAATTCTGATATTTTCCAGTGGAAAAATCGTCGACAAAGTCTATAACATTTACCTTATCCTTCCCTTCCATTTTTCTCATACCCCTTCCCAAACTTTGTTTGATCAGGACCTCACTCTTGTACGATTCAACGAGAAATATGTTGTGGATGTTGTTAATCGAGATACCAGTAGAAAATGTACCGTATGTGGCTACCAGAACTTTATTCTCTCCCGATGACATCCTAGATTTGTACTCTTCCCTCAGATTTTCGCTAGTATCTCCGTCAACATAGAAAACCTCCTTATCACTATTCTTTTCCCTCAGATGGTTCCATATTTGTTTACCGTATTCATCTTTAACGGATTGAAAAAGGACCAAAGAATTTTTAGATCCTCTTCCTATGAAATCTACAATATAGTTCAGTCTCTTCTTGCTTTCGACAACAAGTTTTCTTTCTATGTTGTAGATCTCATTTCCCTCTATGTTATTGGAATTTATCTTTAGATCAGCTAATTTGTCCTTATATTCAGGCTCTAGCCAGTCCATGATGATAACACGAATAGAAACTGGAGTAGCATAGTTATTATCAAATAAAAAGATTGGTGGAATTTCAACAACAAGAGGGCCTAAAAATTGTTGTACAGTGAGATAATCAGCAGTTCCTTTTTTGGTTAGAGTTCCGGTTAAACCGAATCTCCATTTAGAGCTCATACAATTTGCTACGATTTTTTTGATAGACATACTGTTTGTGTGGTGTGCCTCATCAACAAATACACAATCGATACCATCAAAAAATTCAGGCCCCTGTTTTACAAGGGATTGGAATGTACCCATAATAATATCGCATCCCTCTCTTAATTTGCTACCTCCACCTATTTGTTGTATTTTTACACCAAGACTATCAAGTCCATAATCAACAAAATCATCGCTACCTTGGAAAACTAAGTTGGTGTTAGGTACGATCATCAGAAACTTTCTAATCATACCCTTTGATTTAAGGTAAGCAAAAATCATAAACGATATTAGGGTCTTCCCTGAGGATGTGGCCACCTCGGAAACAGAATATCTATATCTGATAATCTTCCATGCAGTTTCTATTTGGTAATCTCTGGGTTTCTTATTGGGATCGCCAAGTATACCATTCTTAAAGAATTCATTTACCCATTCGGTAAAATCTTCCAGTGATATGCTGTTGATTATTAGATCCTCTAGCCCTTTTATCGTTATCTCTATCTGATACTTTTCACCTATCTCCAGAACTTCTCTCCATAGACCTATCGGGATTTTCCACATCCCTCCTTTTTTCTCTATGAAACATATACTCCCGTCCCATATCTTCTTCTTTACCAGAGGATGGAAGTAAAAGTTGTGAACTTTCTGAGTTAGAGAAATGTCTATCTGCTTTTTCTCCACCTCATCGAGAGCTTCTACTAATATCATCCATTGCTGATCCTCTGAAACCTGAAATTTTAACATAATTCTATCTTATTTTACAGTAGATCCTCTTAAATAATCCTCTAGTGCTATTCTTTGACGTATCCCATAAAGCATGTGATCTATGGTCTGAACTGTTTGATCGATGAACTTTCTGTGTCCCTCTACCAATTCTATTTTTTCTGTTATTTCGCTGATGTCTCCCTCGATTAAAACTGTCTTCTCGTTAGCTCCGTATCGAATATCGCTTCTTTCTGAATATTCTTTGAGCTTTCTTGATTTCTCTGTTCTGTACTTGGAGTTCAGTTTAGAAATTATCGATGCCAGCTTATAGCTATATTCTAGAAGTACCTGTCTCTGACTAAATAAATCTACCTGAGCTTTGGCTAGTGTTTTTATGTCCTTCATCTCCAATGCTAGAACCTGTACTTTCTCTCTCCATTCGGATCTTTCTGTCTCGAAGATTTTATTAAAATCTGTTTTATCTGAAGTTGACATTAGAATAGTTTTTTGTTTTTGTTTTTTCTTTTTGAAATATCTACCACCTTAAATGATTGCATAGATGATTTTCTGTCTTTCTCTTTTGGTGGATCTATAGAAGGCTCAGAAAAATCGGTATTAACATTTAAAATATCGGGTTCAATTATCTTGATCGGATATTTTAATTTGACAACCAATTCACCGTTTATGGCGGATTCCCAATCCTCTATCTTCTTATTTATTTCCTCCTCACTCATTAATAAAATATCTTAGATCCAGAATATCATCTGTGAAATATCCATCCAATCTTTTTATTTTTTTACCGGTTGATCTTAAATGAACCACTAAATCATTTAGATCCCATTTTTTATTCTTTGTTATGCTGTTCTCTTCCAAAAATTTTCCCCAATTGAAAACTATGAATCCTTTGCTTAATAGATCCATGCTTTTCTCTATACCTGCTTTATCCCAGTCGTACCAGTATCTTAGTCCCTCTACATCGAAAGGAAATTTATTCTCGATTGAACAAAGTCCAACTGAATTTTTCCAAAACCAAGAATCCATCGGTCCTTCGAATACGGTAATCGGAGAAGTAAAATCTAGAGTTCCTATGTTAAAAACATGGGATATAGGATCAACCTCTCTGGCTCTATTTAAAGTTTCCTCATCGGTTACTTTAAGTAGCTTTTCATATATGCCACTCAATTTATAGGTAAGGTACTTTGAACTTCCCTTTATCGATTGCATATTTCTAACCTGAAGACCCATTATCTTGTCGTCAGGGCTAAGATTAAATAGAAATAGCTTTTCTCTTTTCTCGTCCCAGGCAAATCGATTATCGGTTTTCTGGTGTCTTCTTTGGATGTATCTTTGTATCTTAGATCCAAAAACGTTACGAAGACCTAATTTTTCCATAAATTCAGATCTGCTTATTAAGATCTCATTTATATCATTTTCGAAAAACAAAGAGATATCAACGTTACCATAAACGCTTCTTCTCTTCCCTCTATTTTCATCAAGTATGAATTTTATCTCATCTCTCTCGCTTCCACTTAATCTGAAGTATACTGAGAAATCCTTGAAGAAACTTATTGAGTCCTTAAAGATCCCACATCCTCCGTTATAGCATTTGTAGGCTAGAGTGTCAAGATAGAAATTTCCTCGTTTTTTCCGGGAATCATTCGAATCTCCACAGTAAGGACAGGATACATTTAACCGATTTCCGGCCTTGTAAACTATCTGCTTTCCAGGATTACCTGGAAATTGTTTGGCAAGTATTTCTCTTACCAATGATTCTACTTTAGAGATTTCCATAATATGAAAAAATGGGGGCAGTCCGATGGACATACCCCCAATTTGTGATTTTAATTAAAGGTCTGCGTAAAGATCATCTAGAGAAGTAGATGAAGATGCAGATGAAGGAGCCTCATATGGAGTCTCTCTTGGGCTCTGTCCCCCAACTTTAGTGTTTGACACCTCCTCTAGCATTTGAGATGAGCTGGAAGGAGCTGACGAAGAAGGTTGTTGAACTGGATTTGGTTTAGACGGTGCTGATGCAACGCCACCAACGATCTCATTTACAATTCTTTGCTCTGGAACTGTATTTCTGATCACTGCCATTACCTTGTCAGTTACCTCATCATCCCAATCTTTATAATCAAAAGATGATAGATTTCTTGGTCCAGTCTTAAGATACTCTAGAATTCTATTCATATCCTCCTGATTTTTCTTCATCGGAGTTCCCTCGATTTTAATTGGGGTTCTTTCTCCTACGAATGAGCATAAATCATAGTTGTTCCATTCTCCAACTTTTCTAACGCTTATTGCAAATTCTCTACCTTCGAAAAGGTCGAAAGGATTGCAAGCATCTCCATATTCTGGCTGAAGCTGAGCTTCGATCATATCGTTAAGCTTCTTACCGAATTTGAAGATCATGATCTTACCTTCTAGATCTGGATTATTCTTATCCTGTACGATCTGAACTAAAGAATAGAAATCCTCTTTTCTAGAGAAGCTCTTAGCTAGTTCTTGATCTGCTGCAGAATGTGAATTTTTCAATTTCCAGAAAAGATCCTTAAGGATAGATTTTTTACCAACTGTTGAAGGACAGTCAACTGCGAATCCGTTTCCGCTTACTGGATCATTCAAATACACATAGTATTTGTGGATCTTAGATTTTGCAGGGTTTTCTGGATTCGGTATGAATCTGATTAGAGATTTATAAACTCCATCCTTTCCATCTTCCGGGTAAGGCTTGTAAAATTCAAGATCTTTCGATCCTCCTGCTTGGTTGGTCTTTGTTACAAATGACTCAGCGTCCAGATTAAAAATGTCTAAATTACTCATGATTTTAAATTAATTTTTAGATTTTATTCAAATTTTTCTTTTTGTTCCAATTCTTAGGGCGATTGGATAGCCCACAGTAAGAGGGATTGGATTTATGGTCCATCCCTAAGATTTATAATGTTTCGTGATTTTTTATTTATAACGATCCCTAGTATGTCAGATCGTAGGAGAAGCTTTTTCAGTTTCCAAATTCCTCTTAATTTCATAAATTCCCTCTAATTCCTTTTTTAAATACAAATTAATCCAAGTTGCATCAACAATATCATCGATTGGCTTATTCACCTGTTTGGCTTTAGTTACCCATTCTTCCTTGTTGAATGCTAACATTCTAGTAAATACCTCTAAATTTGTTTCGTCCTCTTTAAAATTACACAGAGCCTCGTAAAGCTCATCCTTTTTAGCGTTTCCTTTTATCGCAAACTTTTTTATACTGGTTGGTGAAAACACATAAAATGAATCCACCCCCACTTCTCTAATTATTCTCTCTCTTAAAAGTGATGTTGCCATGGATATGTCGATAAGTGCGTTACCGTTCGAGGAGAAGCTTAAACCCTCCATAGCTACACTAAAATCAGAATTACCCATTACACCCTTAATACTGTCCCAAAGTCTGTCTACGATGCTTAAAAAGTACACTATTTTCATTCTTTCTCTCCCCGTATAATCATCAGGAAGATCTTCCTTATCGATAAAGTCCAGAATAAAATTTGGGTCCGCATCTAACCAGTGATACGGTTTCTTTGAGTTCTTGATTAGTGATTCTTTAGAACGGTCAGATCTGGTCACAGATCCCCACGTGTAAACACCATCTTTAAGACAACAAAAAGCTGGCGAATTGATTGAAAAATCTATTCCAACTAAATTCATTAAGATTATAGGCTAGGTGGAACTATTTTTTGACCTGTGCTTCCTGTATATCCATAAACTTTGGAAAGCTTATCGTAGCACTTCTTCATCTGTTCGTCAGTTAAACAGTTAACTATATCATTCAAAACTCTTTGGTCGTTTCCTGATGCTGCTACCAACAAATTTTTCATTCGGTCTTTTTCTGTGAAAAGAGGTTGGCCAAATTTCATCTCGTTTAGTTCCTGTAATTCTGAATACTTTTTCATTTCTTTCCTTATTTGATCTATATATCCTACTTAGCTTCTAATTTTATATCTAAGTAATTGAAATTAAATCCCATGCTGAAGTTAGCATCCTGTGCTGCATTCGAGGTGTAGGAAAATTGAAGTTCAGAAAATGATGATATAATAGCCTGTTCGAAAGTTGCTGATACAACTATATTCCCCTCGCTGTCCATGATTCTTAGAGGTAAATTCTGTATAAAAATCTGCTCCTGAGCGAAATTAACATACCATAGAATAGTATCCAGCATTATGAAATAATTGATGAATCCATCAACAAGTCTAAATTGAACATTAAGATCCTTGGTGAATAAATCCTGGATTGGTGTAGATCCCTTATAGGTAACCTTTTTACCCAAAGGTCTAACTTGTTCTACTGAATCTAGCTGCAGTCCAGGAAAATTTATAGTCTGGATAGTGCTATTAACATACTGCGAAAGACTATCAAACGGAACCGGTTGTTTTTTAAGATACGGTAAGTACTTCTCAACTATAATTTCCGGAAAGAATCCCTTAGGAAACTGGAAGAAAAAACTATTTTGTTTCGGATTTAATAACATATTTATTTCCTTGTTTTCAAGTCATCGATCGTTCCAGGTGCAAGTATATCATCACCTGCCACAATCACATCATTTACCGTTATGTTCGGGTATTTTATTCTTCCAGGTTTCCCTGGAGTTAAGAAGTAATCGACAATAGTGGTATCATTCCATCCAGTAGCTTTATATCCAGCCATTTCAGCACTTAAAGAAGCTATAAGAACCGCTCCAGTTAGAGTCTGATTTGTAGATGAGATTGTTGGGATTGCAGAAGATGTACCAGTTACCGAAGTTCCTGCTGCCGGTTTAATTGATTTTATAGAAGGGGTAGCAGGTGACTCAAGAGTTCCTACAAATCCACTTCCGCTAGTACCTGAAGTAAATGTAGAAACTGCTGTTCCGCCGGTTGCCCCAGTTACGAAATCTTCTTCGCCCTCTTTCTTCCAGTAACCCCAATACATAACAGAATTTGTGTTATTTACCGATCCTAAAACGCCGTTTGCAGACGGATCAACGGATACATTAGATCCCTTTATAGAATTAGCCTGAGCTCTTCTAGCTTCTACTACACCTAGAATTGTATTCTCTAAGGCATTCTTTCCTACCGCAACTTTCTTTCTAGTGCTATCAGTCACACTTTTTGACTCTGAAGTTACACTGGTTCCGTTTGTAATAAAGAACCTTCTATCAGTTAACTGAAGAATCTGGGTTGATGCAGATTCATCCAATTTAAAAGCTAATTCTCCTTTAACTGGATCTGCCAGATTTCTATCATCCAATGCAGGAACTTGTATCTTATTTCCATTCGTATTCACGAATGAAATATTAAACTTACCTGAATTACTAAGATCTATCTGAACCGGATCTCCTGAAGGACCGCTTTTCACAAAGGAGAACTTATAGAAATTATCAAAAGGAGATATAGAAACTGTTAATTTACCTGTTCCGTAAGCAGTTGTCTCGCCCGCTCCTTTTTCCGAGCTTAGCTGGTTGTTCACGAACTTTAAGCTGCTAACTGTAGCAGTAACAAAATTCTGATCTACGAAAACATTTACGTATTTAACTATCTCTTTTGCTTTTATCCCATTTGCACCACCAGAAACATTAATCTGAGGCTGAGAGTATACTCTGTTGTATATTTTTTGAACCTGAGGAAAATTACTAAGCTGCAAAGGGGTTATCGTTGTTCCCCATTGAGAAGGACTATTTGAAGTGTAAGTTGATATTCTTGTTATTCTTGTTTGATCAACACTATTTATTAGAGACATCGTGTATCTTAGCATGAAGCTAACAGCCACGCCGGCATTTCTTACTATTGGTCTATAATAATTAGGAAGATCGTATGCGGTTGTCTGGATAGATTGGAATTGAGAAGTTTTTATTAGTGCAGCCCCAATCTGCTCAAGAACCTCTATTTCATGGCTTATATAGTATCCATTTCCTATCGAATTCTGGAAGAGAATGAAATCCTCTACAAATCCCTCATTGTCGGTTGCATAATATTCAAAAAACTGTCCCTGATCCGACTCTTTTATAGTAGCACCAATGTTAGAAAATGGATCTTCCTGTTCTAAAGATAGGGTGGCTACTCTTGCGGTATTGTATCTCTCATATCCGTTAAAATCAACGGTACTTTGAATCTGCCAAGCGGATATTCTAATAGGAGCTCCGTAGATAAAACCATTTCCACTTTTGCTTACCAAAGAAGCAAGTGTTTGTGGCTTAAATGAGGAAGAAGCAGCCAAATATTTGTCTCCCATATCCTTAAGATTTGGGATCTTTATCTCGAAATATTTGTCGTAAATATTTGCACCTATGTTTACTGGATTTGGATTTAATGTATAGAATTGTTGAGTTCCTTTCTTAATAGCTACCTGGGAAACGGTAACGTAAGATCCATCCTGATCCTGGTATTCTATCGACATAATGATCCCGTCGATGTTATTAAGATTATAACCCGCTCTTATGTGGTATCTTACTGAATCATAAACAACAAATAAGTTAGAAGGGAATGTTATAGGCAGATCTGCAGTATTGGTTAGCTCGTCACTATAATCATTAAATGGTATGATGAGGTTAGAATCTAGCGTAACAAACGATGATTCCCCTATTCTAACTACGCTATCATCCGCAGTATTTTGGGTAATTGAGTAATCTACACCAGGATTAAATACCTGAACGTCATTATTCAAATATCCATTCACGAGTTTTTCGTATCCCACAGTGGTAGAACCGGTGTTTACGAAGTATGATTCAGGTGTAGGCTCATCCGCATACATGTACTCCATTAAAAGATATGGAGTAATCTGAACAAATTTAGATGTCGTAGTAAAAGCCATTTATTAATTTATTTTCCAAATTGTAAAAATCTAGGGGAGTAATGCAAACCTATTCCTACATAAACTCCAGAATTTATTCCATTAGCTCCCATATTAAGTCCATATCCAAGATTTAGTCCCAGACCAAATTGTTTTCTGGCTGATTTCATCAATTGTCTTGTTTCTGGACTATCTGTGATATCGAATGAATTAATCTCGCTAAAAGTTAAATTGGGAAAGGTTGTGCTTACCCTCGTCATTATTCTTTTAGTTTTAGGCTCCATATAAACTCCTGTAACTATATCGATACTCTGCTCTATATCTAGGGTTGTTCCCCCTGGTATTATCTCAGCAAAATACTTAGTTGAATCGGTAGAATCTCTTAGTATATTAACCGAATATGGCACTTTCCCTGCGATTCTCAGTTTATTCTTCCCTTTTAGCTCTGGATTATGTAAAAAAGTAATTGACTCTCCGCCATCTGGATCTTTATCCACCGTGGAAGGAATATTTTTGATCACCTCTCTATACTCGACAACATATTGGATAACAGTCTTAGGTGTTGTTCCTCTGCCATTGCTCTTTAGATCAAGCTCTTTTATGAGATCTTTTTGCTCCTGTGACAGTTCGCTAACCTTTAATTGGAAAGCAGATTTCTCATATATCGCATGATCTCTCTCCTTCTTGATAGTTCTAACTGAATCTATGGAAGCTAAATAGTTATTGTGTTCTCTCCTCGCTTCGGCTTCTGCATTTTTAGATACTCCACATTGTCTCATAAAGAGAAATATAAGTACAGCAATAGCAATAAGCATAAAGGTTCTAGAAGTTATAAAACCTAGGATCTTTTCAAATTTTTTCATTTTAAATAGTTTCTTTTTTGCTTTCTAGAACCATCCAAGTTAAAGTAAATGGATCTAGATTGCCCTCACCGTATTTATCAGAAAGCTCAGAAACAAAACGAAACTCGTTATCCCTGCAAGATTCCAACTCTTCTATGAGTGAAGCAGACTCGCATTCCAATTCTTTTATTCTTTCCTCAACTTTCATTATCTTCTGGTGGATCTCAACAAAATTCTTAGATATTTTAAGAATCTCCGATTTTTCTTTTTCCGTTAGATTTATCATAGGGATTTAATTTATTTTTTATTATCTAATTTCCTGTGCGGGAGGTGAGGTTATATTATAAACAGAACCCATATTAACATATCCACTTGTTCCATTACATGTTTTGTAAAAAATTCTAGGATTTGAATTGTACAAGTTTGCTGGGGGTAAGTAAGTTATATCAATAAAACGACAATTCTGACCTGGTGATGTACTGAAATTAACGTATTGCCAACAGGTTGATGAAGATGTGCTATAGAATTCAAAAACTATCCCGCTTAAAAAGAGAGTAGATGGATTGCTGTTAAGTATATCGTCTAAAAGTATTCTATAAGTATTTACATGCGAAGATGAGTAAACACCGGATAAATTGCTTAAGTATGACGAAGGTATTTCTACGTATATCCCATTTGAGCTAAGGGAAGTTAAAGATGTTGGGGTTATAACTATAACGTTACTGCTAAAATCAGTAGAAGAAACCTGGAAAATATTACTAATCAATGATGTTGCTCCCGAACAATTTGACTGTGCTACTCTTGCAGACCTAGAAGTTGTTGAATATCTTAAAAGAGTTGCTTTGGATACATGATAGGCATAAGGTCCAGCCGTCGCTCCAGCAGAAGATCCTGTTGCTCCGAATATTGTTTGTCCAAAATCTCCGGCACTGTTTGATGTCGAAGTGGGTCTAGCAGATAAAACTGAAGATCCCGAGAGGTCATCAAATTGGAAAATCCTATCGGCGGATGATCCATTTACTTCTAGTCTTATCCCGCCATCATTAAGGGGGGAGATCGGGGAAGAATTTAAAGCATATCCCCCAGTGGACCCAAAATTATATGTTCTTATGTATAGGGGATAAGTAGAAGTAAGCTGTGAACTGGTTAGATTAAATCCACTCGATGTTATAAGTAATGAAGATCCAGACCCTACGGTTGTATTTGTTCTAAAAGTTAAATCGCCATTTCCAGTAAAATATGATCTAGATTGGGAGCTAATGACTGAAGTATAAGAATCCAATAGGATCCTATTATTTGACGCAGTGGTTACTCTGAGTGAAAGATATGAAACAATGTTAATATTTCCACCAGAATCCAATATTAAATTATTAGAACTACCTAGGGATCCCCAATAGAAAGATGGAAATCCAGATGCTGATGATCCTGACTTACCGAAAGATAATATCGGGGTTGCTATCTGATCCTCCGTAGAAACTATTAATTTAGATTTATTCGGATTCGAATCAGCTAAGGAAAGGGTGTTATCTGATACAACAAAAGAATATGAAGATGCACTTAGTGTGTCTTTAAAACCAATAACATATTTATCAGTGACTCCGGCTGGTCCCTGAATCCAATTATAGAGTTTAAAATAAAGAGAATTATAAAAATTGAACCCAGTAAAATTCCAGGATCCAGTTGCACTGTAGTTATCAAGATCCCCATCATCTTTTACCCACAGATCATACTGGATAGATCCACTAGGTTGCGAGTTACCAGAATCCCATTTATTAGCTCTGGATCCGCTAGCTCCGGTAGAGCCTTTTTTACCAGCTGGTCCAAATATACCAGTAGCACCCATTGGTCCTTGATGTCCATCAGGACCAACACCAAAAGAAAGGATCTGATCAAAATTGTAATTGATCTTATCAACTACCTCCTTTTTGGAGTCTCCTTGAAATATTTGCTTTGTATTGAACTTCATAATTAAGCTGTAGCATTATAAGTTGAAAGAACCCCGCATTTGGCTCCGGTTAATCCTCCTCCCCATGCAGAATAATAAACCTTAAACCATCTTCTCGTCCCTGACGTTCCGCCCGTTCCCTGGATATTAACTATAGTGAAGTCTATAGTAGAAGCTCCAACAAAACTAGATCCAGTTAAATCAACATAAGAATAGTTGTTTGACGTGGTATTATTCGGAGCGAGACCCTGACTTTCCGATGTGTTTAGTCCAACGTATCTAAAAACATCAGCAGTAGATCCGGCATTGTTTGCATGAACCCTTAAATTTATAGACTCTCCATTTTCTAAAAGATTCAGCCATCCCTTATTATAAATTCCAGCTGTCCCCCCTGTAGCAGGAGTCCATAAACAAACACCTCTTTGCGTTGTTGGAACTACAGATTTGGATATCGATATGTCAGATCCTCGGTTAACCCATATATAAGTTCCAGAACCGACAGAAGTTGCAACCGTAGGTATCAATGTGACCCAATCTATACTAACCCCACCAACGGTCGAGTTTACAGTAGACAATAAATTTTGATTGTTCTGTATAGTATTTACTCTCCGGTAAAGATAAACTAATCCATTTCCATAAACTGCAAATATATCCCTTAGTCCTTGATTTTGTCTAACACTCATTAGAGTTGCATTAGAGTTGCTAGGACCAGCATAATAGTACCTTATCCCGCTATCGTAAAATTTTTCACATTGGATAGTGAGTGAGGGTAGATTGGAATTAGTCTGAACGTTTATTTGGGTTCGAACGTTAAATGAGGATCCGTCATACGAGAAATTATTTGTCGAGAAATATGCCGTACCGGTACCGGTATTAAAAGTTATTCCGTTGGATAGATTAAAATTTAGCTGGTCACCAAATGACGAAGAATTTATATTTATTCCGGTCGAATTAAATTCAACCGAACCGGAGCTAGATTGTAATAAAGTGTTAGCAGTGGTTTTAAATGTAGTTTTTCCGCCGTTCTTAAAACCTAACCCATATGTTCCTCTCTCTGCGGTAGCACCTTGTAACCAATAGAACTTAGGGGTTCCAGAATTATAGGAAAGAGTGGATTGATAAATTCCTTTGTTGAACTCTAAAATATTTTTGGTAGAATCGTTACCATAAATCGACAAAACCATCTTAGAATATTGAGGATTTGGTATTGGATTCGGAGAAGTTGATGATCCACTAGCAATAGTAGAATCACTCAAAACCATAGTATATGATATGGGAGATCCTGAAAATATGAAATATCCATATTTACTTGATATCCCTGCAGAAGTACTTATTGGTCCTAAAACATCAAAAAGATCATTGGATTCTAAATTAATTCCGTATAGTGACCATCCATTATTAGAAAATATGTAGACAGAGTTATTCTCGTCGGTATTCATCCAATAATCTCCATTTATACCAGATCCAGGTTGAGAAGGTCCTAAAGTCCAAATAGTTCCTCTTAATCCGGGATCACCGTAAGATCCAGTTGGACCAACTAATCCTTTAAATCCCTGAGGACCTTCTTTACCTACTCTACCATAAGGACCACCTCCATAATTTACAATCTCCTGGAAGTTGTAATTTACCTTGTCGGTAATATTTTTTTGAGAATCCCCATCCTCTATTCTAAGAAGTTTTAATTCAGACATTTCTTAATTTTTGCTATAGTATATATCAAAGAACAAAAGATCCTCCGCTTCCACCAGCTGAGCCGTATGCCCTATAATAAACACTAGTTGATCCGGATCCAGTAACTCCTCTAGATATGGTAAAATCTATAGATGTTGCATTAAAAGGTAGGGAAACAACATTAGTAGCACTGGTTATAGAAGATGTGCTTTTCCCGATATATTTTATACCGTCAGAATAACCAGCTTGTGTTGTGTTTGGTGAAAAATACACACTTACATCTATCGATTCGTTGTTCTCTATACCGCCAGTTGTTCCCAAAGCATTTGACATGATATTAGATATGCCAACACCAATGTAACTACTAGTTGGTATTCCGTATGGAGTTAGAGCAATCGTATTACCACTAGTTAATTTTACCCCCGATGAAGAAAAAGGTGGGGTTATGGTGTACCAGTTTACCAGATTAGCTCCAACCGTACCGGTTGCTGAAGAATAAATGTTCCCGTACGTTACCGGGGAATATATCTTCCTAGTCATTATCTTACCTTTGGTATCGATATAGAATTCCTTCCCGTCAGAATTCTCTAAAGATATGTGGTACACGTTATGCGAAAGCTTATCGAAAGTGTCACCCAATCGGGTAGTAACCAATGAATCTCCAGTTCCACTAGAATAAAGATAAACCGAATATGGACTACTGGTTGACGGTGAAGAAAACATGGAGTTTATCACTGGACTATTCATCGATCCGGAAGGTCCCGTCAGATTGAAGTAGGGACTAATAAAATTAAAAGTACCTGACGGTGAATTTATATTGATACCACCAGTTGCATGTATACCTGATCCAGAAGTTGCACCATAATTAACATCAAATCTACTAGTTGAAGATGTTATCGTTAAGGAATTTGAAACAGATTCAAATCCTCCAGAAGCTCCGATATAAAAAGCACCTCCGGGTATTTGAAGAAGCAACCCCTTATCAGCAGATGAGAAATTCAGCCACTCAAATGTTGGATGTAAGGAATAATCTGATATGGTACCGTTCTCTAAATCTGTTCTGGAAAATTCCAACAAAGGTGAATCATTTACCGTGGTGTCAGTCGATATTACAAATTTTGATAGATTTTCGTTTAATATTCCGGATGAAGATGTAGAATCAGCTAGAATAAAAAGATACTTAGATGGGATAACCTGATTTAATAGAATCGAATTTCCAGTCCCTCCAGATATTTGTGAAGATTGAGTTGTTGCGAATATGGAAGATCCTGAAGCCAATGAATACCCAGTATCTGTCCATCCGCTTTCGGTAAATTCATAAATATCACCGGTTGTTGTTTCCACCCAGAAATCACCATCCGTGACAGTATTACCACTTCCTGATGGCTGGGAATTCTGGGCAAACCATCTAGTCCCTCTAGGTCCAGATACACCAGTAGCACCAGCGGACCCCGAATCTCCTATGGCTCCTATAGAACCAGTGGGACCTACTATTCCCTGGGATCCCCCATGTGCCTCTATAACCTCGTCGAAATTATGATTTACCTTATCGATAAATTCAGATTCGTCGTCTCCGTTATTTACATATTGAATATTAGTTATCGGCATCGTTATATTTTATTTATTCCAAGATTAAACAGCATAGAGTAGTTATAGTTCCCCTCTAAATTGTATTCAAAATTATAAATCAGATTAGTCTGCTTAGTTAGTCTATAATTAGGATCCAGCAGGTAACCCAACTTAAACTTATCAGATGGATCTATATCACCTCTAACTATAAGATCATTGCTATAAAAACCGTTGTCGTTGGACGTACTTTTACTTACGAATAAATCCAAAGAATTACCCTGGTATAGAGGGAGTATATTTATGTCTATGTAGTTGTTAACATCATCGTTTATGGAATCTGGATTTCCTACTCCAAATTCGGAAATCATATTTTCTATAAATACCTGTTTTATCCCTGAATTTAGAAGATATCTTCTAAGAATTCTATCCAATCTTATAATTCCCTTTATTTGGTTTGATAGAGGGAAATATTGCCATATAATTTCAGAATCCTTAAATACTCCTGGATCTAACTTATCGTAATCAACACCGGAAAGATATGGTCCAACCGATCCTATTCCCTGGGTTGAATTAGAAGGTGTTATTTCTTGTATCGATTTAATGTAACTAGATATGTCCTGATTTATGATATTTGAATTTACATTTCCGGAATCTCTAGATATCTGAAGAGTTATATAGTTACCAAAGGATAAATCATTAGGGGTTTTCATAATTTTAGATCCTAAGAAAGTTTTATATTCCTTCATAGATCTAGTTCCTGCAACATATACGAAATTAGTAGAGTTTAAGAACCTTTGATAATACCCAGGATCCCAAGAAGAGGAGAACAAATTGAAATTCTTGAAAGATATTGGTGTTTGTCCAATTAGTGGGTAAACTGCTCCCTCAGGAAGTTTCTCAGACGGATTTAATATATTATTGGAAAGAGAAACTTTTGTGAATGGAAGATTTCTGGAAATACCAAAGTATTGCTTACTAGGTGCAAAGTTGCAATTTCTAAAAGAAAGATCTACGGAGCTATCAGAATAAATCGTATCACTTTTATCCTTATCAAAATGAATTATTTTTCTAAATAAGGGCGAATATCCACCCGAATATCTTAATAGGGTAGAAGGTAAATTTTGGTTTTTCTCTATGATGTAAGAGGTTGGATTATAATCACCGACAGTGCTAGGACCTCCAAAAAACTTAACCGGTCTAGACCCTTTACCTTTTATAACTCTGGTAGGCTTTTGTAAATACAGCTCAAATGAATTATCAGACACATCAGTAGTTAATGAGCTAACGTTCCACGAGTACGTCTTATATGTGATATACGGTGATCCTGAATTAACTCTTTTTGCAACGTCAGAAGCAGAAGTCCTCTTGAGTATAAAATCGTAATATCCCTCTCCTCCTTGAACTTGAAAAACTGGCTCTCCTCTATAAACAGAGGATGGTCCAACCGGGACGGTAACCGGATTTGACGTTGAGAACGGAATAGTAAATGTATAAGCAGCAGATCCAGTAGCAACCTTACCAAATTCTAAAAAGTTTTTAGCTATTCCAGTAGGCCACGGATACTGCGTACTCAAGTCTGTTACATAGAAACTACCTTTACCGGTAGGTGAAGGACCTGAAGTTGCACCAGCAGAATTCTGCTGATAATATACACTTATCTCTTCTCTAAGATCCGTATCATATAATGGATTATCTATTGAATAGATTATTCCTGGATATAGTGTCTGATTTACAATACTACCAGAAGCTAGGGATAGATCCAATCCACAACTTAATTTAATGTCATCAACTGAATAATAGCTATCCCCGTTATTTAGAGGGTAACTTAGCTTCTCCTTGTTGCTTAAAGAGTACAATAGAGTGTAATCTAAAATTGGATCTCCCCCTGTTGATCCGGTGTGACCTAAGGTAAATGCCTTGTAATCGTCAATTACAACATAACAAACAAATAGAACGAACTGTTGCTGAGCATTTTCTATTATTTCATAGGTAACCGGTTCCTGTATCACTGAATCGTCTGCGTCAACTACCCTAATTATAGCCGCAAACTTGTACTTCTCATATCCTCTGTACGATGGGATATACTTATCTAAAGAGTTAGACTCTGTATTAGTTAAAGAAGATCTTTTCTTCAGAACCACTTTAATACCTCTAAATAGGGTTTCGTAAAATCCACTAGATTCATTATAGACGAACGGAGTAAATAATTCTTTAGTATAGGAAGTAAGATCCCTATATTCTACTGGATAATCTGACGGCTCAACCGTAAAGAAAGATGAAAGATACAGATAATCAGCAGGATCCGCACTCCTTGCTTTCGATAAATCTATTTTTCCAGGTAGATAGCTATTTTGATCTTGCATTTTTTCTACAGGAAAATGTCTAGGTGTTGATTCTAGCAAAAACCACTCGTGGGTAACATATCTAGGGTCAGCGGAATCTCTATCTAAACTTGGAGAAAAGTTAGTTGGGGTAAATGCTGGACTCGAATTCAATCTATATAGATTACCTCTGGCATCTGTTCCTGATGAATAACCCCATTTGTTTATGAACGGAACTATTCTGGAAAGATTGGATCTTGTAGGGGTATAGTTTTCCTTAAGATAATCATATTCATTGTTCAATTTACCCTTATTAAAAATCTCTATTTTTGTTGCAGTACTGGGCAATGGATTTGAATCTATAGACTGTATACCGATAAACCCATTAAAAGCGTTTAAATCGTTGTTATAATCGATCGTAGAGTATGTAGTTGGGGTAGAACTATACTGAATCTTAGAATATTCAGCGGGAAAAACAACAACAGGGTCATTCTGATTAGGATTGGCATTTTCGAAATACCCATATCCAGTAGCTCCATAGAAAATCCCTCCCTGAGAATATAGAGTGTTCGCATATGATATCTGTCCTTGTTTTATTATGTAAGATATGTTTGGTGATATCGATCCGGAAGCACCTGGTTGGATTTGAAAATATTTATACGTCTCGTCAGTGGGGGTATATCCATAATTCGAACTAAGAAAGTCGAAGTCGAATTCTTTCATATCAAAGAAGCTAAAAACACCCAGGTATAGACTAGCAGATTTATAGACATTAAAAGATTTATCAGATCCGAGATCTACCACAGAATTTTCATCCTCCAATACTGCAACCCTTAAATAAGTGAAATTATTGAATCCAGTTATCTTTTTAGTATCCGGATCTATCACAGGATCATCAACATATTTGCTAATGCTAGAAATTTTTGTTTTTCCAGTTTTGGTTAATATGAAATCACCCTCGTTAACAAATCCCTCGTAAATAGAGGGGAAAATTATTCTATTATTTGGTAATCTCGTACCACCATCAAAATAAACTACACCAGTTAGGTTAGATGCTTCTTGACCATTTATTTTTAAATATCCCGGACTAGAGAATGTGTTATATAGATTCCAATTACTTGAAGAATCTGGAGAATCGTTAAAATTACCAGGAGATGGAGCAGACACCGATGTATTTGCCTGATAATACGACCCATTGTAAATGACTATGCTATTTACTGGATATGCAGATAGGTTATTCCACTCTTTTTGGAAATTACTCTCGAAGTAAGCGTAGTTATCAAAGACGCTAACACTGTATGAGGTATTCCCATATGTTCCATAATCCTTAAGTCTAATTACTGCTGATGTCAAGTTAGTTCCAGAATCCCACGTTGCTGGATTTATCTCGTCCATTAAATTAGAGAATGATAAAGCAATAGATGAAGATTCTGCGGCAATTGGGTTAAAGAAGTGTGTGCTACCACTGCTATAATACGATCCATCTATCCATTGAATAATCGAAGAAAGATCGTTAGACTGAGCAATATCATATCTTCTTGATCCTTCTTTGTAATTACCGTTCGGCCAATAAATTTTAAATGTTATCCGTCCAGTTAAATTATATGATTGTAAGAATTCAACCTCCAATAAAGATCTCCCAGAGTCTGTTGGAATACTTCCAGGTATTGTTGCAACCTTGTCGCTTATTCCAGTAAAGTTTAGAAGGTCTGTGCTTTTATTATGGATTACTAGAGATCCAGAAGTAGCACCAGTAGATCCGGTAGCAGCAAATTGACCACTGATTGTATTAAATGGTCCATAGCTGTAAGCTGGGGAATTCCCACCAGAAGACAGATATTCTTCATTCCTCTTTAAGCTATAGAAATTTCCATTCTTATCAGTAAGATAGAAAAGCTTACTCTGATCATATAGATTAACATCATCAGATCCTGGTAAAAATCCCGTAGCATTTTCATAGAATAGCCTAACCCCAGTATCGGAAGTTACCCCATATGAAGTTGAATCGTAATAATAGCCAAAATCATTTCTAGTTGGTTTTGGTAAATCATTGTTCCCTGTGAGATCACGATATTGATAGAAGAAGTCTCCACTAAGTCTTAGACTTGCTAAATCGTTTCTAGAAACATAGAATCCCATATATCTATTGATGGTATAGTCATTCGAATCTGCGTCGTCGAAAAGAAATTCAAGATTTAAAAGATTGGGACATATTACATTATTTCGGGAAAATCCATTAGTTATATAGGATTCAAAGTCAATCATAGAATCTGAATCATCTTTAGTAAGATATGGTGATAGGATCTCTCCTTTTTTAGTAAAAACACCATCGGAAACAGAAATACCCTTATAATAGCTATAAGAATTTGGTCCCCAGCTTATCTCTATTGGAGAATTAGAAAAATTAGGGTCATTGAAGATCTTCCTGATATATTTACCTATCCTACTGCTTTCCGTTAAGTCATAAGTTTTAACAACAGAGCAATTAGGTAATATTTTTTCTTTAAATGTTGCATCTACATCATTCACTAGACTAAGATTAGCAAGCTCATTAAAGATAACAATAGATCCGCTACCACTTAAAATATTATAAGATGTTGCTTGGTTATTACCGGTAAAAATATCACCATCACTATATTCGATCGAATTTCCGTTAGCATCAGTTCCGTATGATACAACAAATGAATCGTCGCTAGTATAATTCTGTACAACTTTATATTGGGTACCTGCAGTTATCGAAGTCTGATTTGTTGAATATGGATAATTCATCGGACCAGGAACTTTAAGTATTACAAAATAGTCAGGTATTTCATTCTTGATCCAAAGGGGAGCAAAATAACTAAAACTTTCCGCATAATTTTTATCAGGAAGAGCAGAAGCTCCACTTGCATAGAAAAAGTCATACTGCTCATCAAAATTGGTAGCTGCCTGGGATTGTCCATTAGTAAATCTTCCGATCTGAAAAATTATTTCATTAGAAAGGTTACCCTCATTAAAATATTGGTATATGTCCTGTGCAAAACTATTCTCTCCGGTAATATTAAATTTCTTATACCTGTCATTGCTCAGTATGGTATTGACACTCATAGAATTGAATGCAATGCTCCCGCTAGAATCCAGCGTTATCTTAAAGTTCCCAGTCAGTCTCGGATTCGTTCTAATTACAGAAAAGGAAGAGTTAAAATCAAAAAGTTTAGCTCCGGACATAAATAATTTTTTTTAGTTTGTTAACTAGTTGTTCCACTATCGAAGTTAGGAGCAACGAGTGTATCGTTCTTATAGGATCCACTTATTTGTACATCGAAAGAGAAGATATCCTCATTTTTAACCTGTATATCAACACCTACTTTTTTAGTATATGTAATATTGGATAAAGTACCGGATTTTCTCCATCCCCCTATAAATCCAGCTTTATCTACCGCTCTAAATTGGAAGATTAAAGGAATATTGATGGCATTAGTTTCACCATCAGCTAGTGCTCTAGTAGATAATGAGGTACTTCCGTCAACTTGAACGGATGAAGATGAAGATGGACCAAGATAGAGATAAGCTCCACAAGAGAACTTACCGATTAGGTATTCGTCATTTGAAGTAAAGCCTAACTTATCAGCATACATTCGATCATCTCTAGAAGCAGTAGCACCAGTTGCAAATGCAGAAGGTATTCTGTATGATTGTTGTACCCAGTAATAATCTAAAGTGGTGTCACCCCAGAATGTCTGGGTATGCCTGAATGGAGGATAAACTTTGGTGCTAGCAGCATAAGGTTTAACTAAATCTGCATAGTCAACAAATGAATAACTTTCACCAACTTGTGTTAGATATGGGTGATTGATATCTATACAGAATTCAGAAATAGCTGCTCCACCAATAGGTGTACCTCCAGTGGTAGCACTAAATGTTCCGTTCCATATATTCGAAGCTGTTGCTCCAGAAACTACGGTTGGAGTAGATGCGGGTGAATATGGGATCATTATTGTTCCATTCTGTGGATATGTTCCACTGATCCCGAAATTTATAGTACCTGATATAGATCCATCATAAGCATAACTTGGATCGTATATCGAGGTAAAGCTGGATGAGTTTGTTACTCCTCCGTTATATAGATCCTGGTCATATCCAACGCTCTTAAATCTAGGATAAATGTATTGAGAGTAAGCACTCGCAGAAGCAAAAGGAGGTGCTTGTCGGAAATATGTATTATCCTCTATAGACGTATCCGATAATGTTAGAGATGTTATAGATATAGGGCAATCTCCATATCTTAAATTATCGTCATAACCAACCGGATATGTGTTAGGAGCAACCGTCGAAGGAGCCTTAACTGCAAGGCCTCCTGGTATAAGAGAAGATAGTTCAACTAAAGAAGCTTGTGCGTTATAAAGCTGTACGTTATAGGTAAAAGAAGATATCTTACCGGCATCTGTTGTAAGCGGATTCGTAAAAATGTCGCTATAATATCCAGCATTAATCTTAACAAGCGATCCCTTAGAAACCTTTATCTTGTTATTTGTTGAATCGACAACATATACTTCAAGTACACCTTTAGCGTTATTAAGCTGTGCAGTCAACTGAATTATCTGATTCTGCATTTCCTGCATTTTATCAAATAGACTGATAACAAGACCACTGGAATTATAAAAACCGCTGGATATACTAGTTGAATCATGAACGTATGTCTTACCATTCTCAGTAAATTGCTGAGAAAGATGAACGGGAAGACCCTGAGCATCCAATGATTTTTGAACCTCAACTACCGCTACATCCTGGTTATTTTTTAGAACTGTATCAGAAACACCATTAACGCTAAGATCGTCAGGGAAAGAAATAATAACGGATTCAGAATATCCAGATGCTAAAGGATTTGAAGGCCATCCGGCTTCTGATATTGAAGCAACCTGTATTTCTAATCTTTCACCCTTAGTAATAGCGATATCAAGCTGATTTATGTTCTGTACATTGGAATCAGATGTTACCTCATCAGCCCAAACATAAATACCTTTGGCTGAATCGTAAACTTTTTTTCTAATGTCCGTTTTATATTCAGTCCAGTTAGAAAAAGCTGCATTTTTTTTCTGCCCATCATTATCAACAAATTCTATTTGTTCCGATGGCTGCGCAGATCCACTGTCGCTAAGATATCTATATCTAACCGAAAACTGAATTACACTTTGTGATCCGGTATTTGGATCCTCCTTAGGAGCAGGCATTGGCCAGAATCCTCTTACTCTATATTTAGGAGCGGTAAGTAGCTGGGGAACATCCTTAGATAGTGTGCTCACCTCCTCTACCAAGGATGAATATAGTTGTACCTTTTTTACCCTCTCATTTACCAGATTATTAAGATTAGCCTTAACTGAATCGCTATTTACACCCGGAGGTGATGTTGCAGTACTTGCAGCAACGGATTTATTAGTGATTGATCCAGAAGTATTTGATGATGCTGTTGTTTGGCTAAGCCCGACATTTAATTGGGCTTGTGCATCATTTATAGCAGAGTCTAGAGCAGCGATCTCACTTTTTAAAGCGGTCTTCGCATTCAATTTACTCTCTATTGTTTTAGCAGAAACGGATTGAGTTACCTGCTTATTTACCTGTACAACTTTAAAGCTATTAGTAGTAACAAGAGGAGCATCAGGGGTTAATCCTTGAATTGCTGGAATTGGTTTTTCTTTAGCAGCTCCTAGAAATATCTTGCCGAAATCTGAAACCTCGTTAAGGTAATAATTCTCTAGGGTTACTATTTCACCGTTGGAATTCTTTGTTCTGAGTTCATTACTCCAGAATATAATACCAGTCGACCAAACTGCACCTACTATATTAAATGAATCGTCTATGCCTTTAAAGAAAACTCCTTGTCTCTCGTTATATCCGACGTTTACTTGTACATTTCTAGCACCAAAATCAGGTGAAGATATGGTTAGAACGTTTGCTCCGATTTGTATTGGCTGGTAGCCAGAAACTCTCCTTACCTGGATTGAAGCCTGATCAGAGTTAACCGATGTTACTTGATATCTACTCCCGTCCTCGGTTGTTATTACTTCATTTACATCCAGGGTTTTACCATCGGGAACACCAGAGACTGTATCTGTGTAAGTTAATTTATCGAGCTTATAGTTTCTTCTTAGCTGCTGAACCTGATTACCGAATTGATCGGTAGTTGTTAACGTGTCATCATAATATCCAAGTACAGAAAATCCCCCGATATATCGGATTGTTCTTAATGGTAGAGGAATTATATCCTCATCAACGAAATACCCAATACCATTATCTCCCAATAAGGAAATAAATTGGTCATAAGATAAGTCATTTCTACCTTTAAGCTGTAGATCGAAATACTGTTTCTGTTCATCTGTTTCGGTGTTTGCTATAATTCTTTTTACTACTATTCTGTCTGCTAGATCCTGTACCTGCCCGGTAACATTTACATTGATGTAAAGTAGCGGATTTAAAAAACTCTCAAAGAACCAGTTATCTTTAACACTAAAAGTGCTAGGTACGGAAAGATTAGTTATTCTCTGAGGTTCTTTTAGCGTTTCTGCTTTATAAACCTGGGAATATGTACCGTCCGGATTTCTGACTGTCGCTGATGTTTCTCCAATTCCCGCTAATGCTTTAACATTATTATCCAATCGGTCTATCTGACTTTTCAGATAACCATAAGATGGAACATTAGCGTTTTTAGGAAGTCCTTGTTCATCTAAAACCTCGATGCTAACAGTATCGTTAGTTGAAACTGTAGCCTCTGTAAGGCCATTCATTATCTCGAGAGAGTTCTTCTGAAGCCTTAGAAACTGTGCTAATAAGGAGCTAATACTATTTTGTGTTCCTGCCATTTTAGGTAACTTTGTTTTTAATTGTTATTCGTCAAGCTTT